CTGACCCACCTGACGTTTGCTGAAACCGTTCCCGCCTGTTTATCTCATCTTGCAACATGAGCCAGATGAGGCGGATGGCATCGCTATTAGCCACGCCCGTGTCCCGCATGATGCGGTCGAAGTCGGGCGTAGCGAAAGGAAGCTCAACCGACATTTACTGGCTCCGGCGTTTCAACCCCTGAAGGATGTTGAACGCGAGGGTGAACTGTTCGAGGGACCAGCTACCGTTCGAGGCGTTGTCCGAGATGCGGAGGCGGACCCCCTCATCGTGGAGGTAGACGCCGCCACCGGCGGTGGTCTTGAGGAGCACCTTTGTTTGCGTCGTGTCCCTCGTCGTGTCGTTGGGCGAGAAGGTTTTCGAGCCCGTCGCGGTGCCAGCCTCGGGGGTGTGGCCCGGGAACCACTCCACCGTGAGCGTCACCGCTGCGATGGTCTGGATGAGGAAGTCGGCCCATCTCCACCGCTTGGTGTAGGGGACAGCTTGGACGCCCTTGTCCCGCCCGCCATACACATTCTCGCCTGCCTTGCCATAGATAGTGTTGGTCATCCACGTCGCTTGGATGTTGCTCCCGTCGAAGGAGTTGCCGTCCCACCACTCGTAGACGTAACCGCCCTTAGCGGTGTCGGACTCTCCAACAAGGATTAGCTGCGCGTCCCCAAGCGCGTCCAGCACAGCGGCGGAGGCGAAGGGGAGAGCCAGCCACCGGCTCCACGTTCCGAGCCGATAGTTCCACGCCACGGCGCGGTTGCACTCAGTGGCGGAGCCATGCGGATACAACCACACAATGTGCCCGGTCTCAACATCGTGGAACGCGTGAATCTTCGCGCGGTGCTGGTAGTTGATTTGCGCGAGGGACTCCTTCACTGGGGTGGAGATGACCGTATCGTTGTCGCCCGAGAAGATGCGGATGTCGTTGTAGGGGCTGAGGTAAGCCACAGCGCCCGAGGTAATCTTACTCGGCTCGCCGCGCTCGTCTACAAAGATGGAGCCCTCGGGGACCTTGACAACTGAGCGAATGGCGACCGTGCCAGCTTGGGCGTTGCTCCTCGTGCGGAAGAAGTCTACGACGTTGCCGATGACGGTGCCAGTGCCAGAAACGGTCCAAATAGACCGCTCCGTAAAGACGAGCAGCATCCCCTCGAACCCACCGAAGCCACCAGTGAGTTGGTCGCTTCCGGTCTCGGCGTCGGAGAAGTCGAGGTAGGAGGAGGCACCCACGGAGTCAGGCAGGCCCAAGTCGGACCAGAAGCCACGAAGAGGGTTGGCGCTGGTTCCAAGCCACCACAGCCGGTCTCGGTGGGGCTCAACGAAGCGCGTCCCGGTTGGCGGCGCGTCTCCGTGGTCAGAGAGGGGCCGCTGTTCGAGAATGGTGAGGTCATCAATGTTGTCCGTGTAGGTGACGGTGGTCCGTCCATTCACATACGCGACGAAGTAGAAGTAGGCACCAGTGCCGGTCGTGCGGTAGACTTCGTAGCCCACCACGGTCACGTCCGCGTCCGCCGCCCACGTCAGGTCAATCTGCGTGTCGGTGACGGTGACGACGTTGGACGTGATGCTTCCGCGCCCTCTCGTCCCGTCGCTCTTGACCGTGACCAGCTTATACTTATACGTCCCCTCAAGCTCCCCCGCCGTGGGATTGGATGCAGCAGTCGGCGTCGGTGACTGCGTGCTCCCTGCACCGCTCAGCGTCGTCCCGTTCCACTTCTGGGGGGCGATGACGCCGTTGGTGATGTAGAGAGTGTCCCGATACTGGGCCATGTCTGCGATGGCCCCAACCGAACCCGCGCCGAAGTCGGAGATGAAGGTGAAGGTGGTCCCAGAGTCGGTGGAGAACCAAATCTCCCACTCGTCCACGCCGTCGTCAAAGACGCCAATCACCTGCCGGGTGACACTGCCCCCCTCCGTCTTGCGGTAGGGGAACAGGTTCCGCACGCGGGTGGCTGAGCCGCCCGTGTTGGTGGTGATGGGGGAGGCCGTCTGCTTCGAGTATCCCGGTATCTTCTTCCACCGCCCTATCTTGTCGATGTATCCATTCTGGCTCCCCGAAGGCGAGTAGACCTCCGGCAGCATGATAGGATGAATCCCCTCATGGGTGCCGAGAAAGGACGTGTAGGGGACGACTTGGAGTTCCTCAGACACGAGGAGCCTCTTAGTCTACGGCGTGCAGATAGACTTCGCAGGTGCCGCCTGTAACAGCGGTGCTGATGCGGGCTCGAAGGGCCATGACCGGCCCGTCGCCGCGCAGGTAGTGAGCCCTGTTCGCAGCAGCCCACGTAATGGTGCCGAGGGAGTGCCAAGTGCCGGTGAACTCTGCGTTGGGAGCAGTTTCAACCGTGATGACCCCCGCACCGGTGCCAGCACCAAATACGACAGTGCAAGCCCACGCGAGATGTCCGCGCGTCTTGGCGCTACCGATGCCGCCAGCGGTGTCCTGCGCCGCTCCTGCGGTGATAACGTGGTCAACGATTGCGTTAGGTGAGGACATAAGTCTCCTATGTCGTGTGCGTGTAGCGGTAGTCGAACGGGGCCACGCGGTCCCGCACATACCGCTCCAGCGCGGAAATCACCGGCGAGAACGTCTCTTGGGCGAGGCTGGCGTGGTCGCCAACGTCATCGCCCACCCCAAGCCCCATCAACTTCACTGCGAAGGAAGCGAGGGGGAGCATCACAATGTCGGGATAGGCGAAGGTGCCGCCAGCGGTAATGTCCGTCGCTGACTGGAGCCCATACCATCGCACGTTGTAAGCGCCGTTGGGAAGCGGAGCCCAGTAGATGTTGCGCCCGTTAGTCCAATAGGCGTATGGACGCCCCGGGGCCTGCGTTGTGAACAGGTAGAACGGCCACCGGCGGGACATCGCGTGCCCACCGCTTGGCCCAATCCGTTCTAGGTCCCACTGGGGCCTGCTCGTCGTCGGGTCGAGGAACTGAAGGCGGTCGATACGGAGCACCCCGGCCGGGAACACGGTCGTCTCGGTGTTGTTCACCGTCGCCACTGTGCCCGTCGTGTCCCCCATCACATTCGGCTTCAGCGCGAGGAGGTTTTCGAAGTAGTCCTGCGCCGCGTTGAGCGCGATGAGAGAGGTCGCAACGTCCGCCTCGGCGGGCTGGTTCTGGAGTTCTTGGTCCAGAACCTCCATGAGGTTGAGAATCGTCTGCCCTGTTGCCATTATGAGTGGTAGTCGCTGAACTTGGAGCCCGAAGATGGACCATAGCCAACCTTGATTTGGCTGTGCTCGAACGACTCCATCGCTTGCGAGAGGGTGTCGTTCCAGTTGTCCTTGTCTCTGACTTCCTTGTCCCGCGCCTGTTCCCTCTGATAGGCGTCAAAATACTTCTTCGCTGTGCCCCACTTCTTCATCGAGGCCGAATACAGCCGGGCGAGGACGCGCTCGTCCAGCGGGCGATAGGAGCCGTCGTCCTCTCGAACGACGAACAAAAGTTTCCAGCCCCAACAGACGGGGTGGTTGAATTGCGGCGCTTTCAGCCACACCAACCACCGCTGGTGCCAGCCGCTCCACGTCACCGCCACGTTCTCGTCCACTTCGTGGGCCATCTTGTCGAACCACGCGGGACCCATCCTCACGCCGGGGCGGTTGGGGTGCCACCACCATGTGAGGGACTCCCGAGGGGGGACCTTCACCCTCGGGAGCGCCATTGTGTGATTAACTGGTAGCCGTCTACTGCGTTGCCAGTTCCGCACTAGCCACCGAACTCAAGCTCGCGAATCTCGCGGTGCTTGTCCACTTCGACGGTTGCGGTTTTCAGGTGGCGGCTCATTCTACCGCGTGCCGCCGTGTAGCTTGAGCGGCTCTCCGGCTTGAACTGCACCGTATGGCCGCAGAAGCACTCAATGCGGCTAAGCTCGTCGTTGATGACGATGCCTGAACCGGGCGTCGGGTGGTCCGCCTTGGCCCACTCGGGGTGCCACTGCGGGATGTTGTCCGGGACTAGCTCAATCTGGAACGGGACCCGCTCCCCCTTCTCGTTGAAGTAGGTCTTGACCGTGCCCGCGTCGGCCCCTACGCCTCCACGGTGTGGCCGCCCCTTCGCGTCGTAGGAGTGCATCGACGGGAACCGAGGCCGCCCCTTACGCTTGTCGTTCGCCCACTTGTTGGCGAAGTAGAGGTAGGTCTTGATGGCGGCCCGCATCGCATCGGTGCCGACCCAAGCCTCACCTTGGTGCTTCTGGAGTGCGTTGAGTTCCTGCACCCGCTCCAGCACCTTTCTCACCGCGCTTGGCGCGATGCCAGCACCAACCTTGGGCATCGCTACAACAACGGGCTCATCGAGATGTTCGAGAAGGAATGCGTTCTCCTCCAATGACAGCGTAACGGGGTCGAAAATGTTTGGATTCTTCACTGGCTTACTCCCAATAAGGGAAGGGGGGCTCGCACGGAGCCCCTCGCCCGGGTTGACTACTTGACGGGTTTGCTCTCTGACTTGGCCTTGGCCGCGTCCGCTTTGGCCGCTTCCTTGGCCGCTTCTACCGCTTCCTTCTTCTCGTCGGCCTCGACCTTCGCGGTCGCCTTGGCGTCGGCTACGGCGGCTTTCACCGTTTCCACTTCGGCCTTGGCTTCGGCCTTCTCGTCACTCACCGACTTCTCGGTGGTCGCGGCGATGCTAGCCCTGTCAGCCACTTCGGCCTCGAAGGACGCAATCGCCTCTTTGATAGCGTGCGTCGGCACGCGCTTGAGGACGGCACAGACTACTTCTGAGTCCTTCCCGGCGCACGCCGCTGCGATGAGACTTCCAACGGTATACTTCATCATCTGTCTCCAGACAGAAAAAGGGCGCGAGGGCGATTACAAGCCACCCTCCGCCCTCTCTGATTAGTGGGTCTTGCGAACGACGTTCGGCTTCAGGGTGACGAGCACCACGAGGCCGGTCAACGCGGTCAGGGTGCCTGAGGTCGCGATGGACAGGGACTCGCCGGGCGCAACCAGCCGCGTGTTGAACGTGGCCGAAACCGTTGCCTTCCGAGGAGTTCTCGCCGCCGCCGTCAGGTCCATCGAGCCGGAGATGGCCGTGCCAGCCGCCGGGTCGCCAGTCGTTGACTTGTTGAGAATGGCCGCTGCTGACGCGCCACCCGCAACGTTGTAGATGTAGCTGACTTCCACGACCTCGAAGTATTCCCCCGAGCCCGTGGGATTCACGAACACATACGCCAGCGGGGCCGTTCCGGCCGCCGCCGTCTGCACGTAAGCCACCCGCACGGGTGCCTGCGATGCAACTGCTTTGAAACTTGCCATAGGAGCCTCCAGAAATCGGGAGGGGGACCGTAGTCCCCCCACCCGCTAGTGCTTAGCTCTCCGCAACGTCAGCGATTTTCACGCCAGCGGCGGGATTGTCAGACAGAAGCTCCATCTGGTAATACCACACCACTTCGAACGTCGCGTTGGCCGTCTGCCGGAAGAACGGCTGCGTGTCGAAGATTTCCGAGATGGGTCTCGGAACTTCGTTCTCGCCCACGCCAAGGTAGAAGTGGCTCATGTCGAGCCCCACGATGGTGTTGGCGAAGAAGAACGGGTCCTCATGGACCGGCACGCCGCTAAACTCATACGGCGAATTGCCCGTCTCACCCCGCTTCACGCGCTTTCGACCGACGCCCCCACCAATCTCACTCGGTGAGGAGAGAGTGACAATCGTGTCCGAACGGAGGATTTCGTGGTAGCGTCGGCTGATAGCCGGATTCCACAACCACGCATCAATCTCCGCGCCGCCCTTTTCACGAGCGCCGTCGAGCGCCTGCAAGCCGAGGTCCTCGGTCAGCGGACGGAGCGTGCCGCCGTTGCCAAGTTCCACAGACTGCCAGAACTCGTTGCCCGCCGTGGAGCGGTCGATGTTGCCGTAGTTTCCAACGATGGCCGCCGGGTTGGAGCTATCCACAACACCCAACAGACCGTTGGAGTGCCGCGCATTGCCCGCGCCGAGGGAAGTCACGTCGGTCGTGTCGCGGATGACAAAGTAGTCGCCCGCAGCAGTGCCCGCCGGGTTGTTCGTCGTGGAGACGGTTCTCGCGATGGGGTCAACCCCCGTCACGATGTCCGCAGCCAGACGCTTCGTGTCGTCGTCGGAAATCGCCATGATGTCGATGACCATCCCCTTCTCAACGCGAGGAAGGGCGTTCACCGTAATTGGCGATGAGTTGTCAGCCGCCGGGAGAATAGCCAACTCGCCACGGCCCGTGCCGAGCAAGTCGCTATTCAGATTGCGGAAGATGCGCCGCTTCAGACCCTCATCGAGCATCTGAATCGCACGCGCAAACGCAAACTTGTCGCTGCGGGCATCCTGAATCAGTTTCCACGTCACATCATACGTGGCAACGTATTCCTGAAGTCCGAACGACGCCTCGGCGGTGTCAGGCTGGAGGGCTGACGGAAGCGCCCCGCCTTCACCGATACCCGTGAACGCGCCCGGGTTCTGCACCCAGAGGGGCATCAAGAACTGCCCTCGGCCGCCCATCGGTTTCTTTGTCCCACCAAGAAGTCGCCACGTCACTGCCTCTTCGTTGAAGAGATACAGGACTTTGCTCACCCCGTAGGTGTAGCGAAGCGCCTCTTGGACGTTAGATACCTGAGCCATAGTGGTTTAGGTTTTCTCGTCCTGTTCACCTAGGCCAAACATGTCCCAAATCTTGTCTGCCTGCTCATCGACCGACTCGCCTTTGTAATCGGCTGGCTTGGCGACTCTCGGCGTTGCGCCCCTTCCGGGAACGAACGGCTTCTGTCGCACGGCTGCCACCCGAGCCTTGTCGAGTCCTCTGACCTCGGCCTGCAACTCGTTCCACCACGGTTTGGCAATTTCCTCGACAAACACTTCGTCGAGGTCGTCGCCTTCGTAGGCGTTGTAGAGTTCCTTCAGTCGAGGAACCAGCTTCTCTGGAAACCCATCAATCTGCCCCGCAAAGCTGCGAATTTTCGCATCGTGCGTGGAGGAAAGGTGGGTGGTGTGAAGCTGACTCACCTGCTGCCCAATCTCGCCCATTCGGGCGGCCATGAGCTTCAGGGCCATGTCACGGGTTTGGATGGCCGAAACTAACTGACCCACTACCCCTACCGCGTCCTGCCCCGTCAAATAGGGCAACTCGCGTATCTGGGCCAGCAAATCTGGTTCGGTCTGTCCGCCCCGCGCACCGACCGCTTCTCGGAGTCTGTTGATGAGCGAGTCTCGCTCCTGCAACTGACTCTGATACTGCTTGACGGTGCCTTCGAGCTTGCTTCGGTCTTGGGAGACCTTGGTGAACTGACTTTGAAGTCCGCGAAGGGTTTTGAAGGGAACCGGCTCTTTCGCGCCCTCATAGGTGACGAGTGAGTCGTCGGTGAGGGAGATTGGAGACGGGGCCGCGCCCGCTTGGGGCTGGCCTCCAGTTGGGGCAGGGGACGGGGACGGATTCGCGGCTCCGCTGTCGCCCTGACCGCCACCGGTCGTGGGGTCCATTGGCATTGACTTGTCCTTTCCAGCGAGTGGTCTACCAGTGCAGGTCGGGGAAGGTATTCGGCTGCCGCCGAGTCTCCCCCCGCTTGTTGGAGGGTCCTTGTTCGAGGTGGTAGAGGCGCAAGGGGACGCTATCTACCGTGCCCGGTTGAGTGGGCTCGTGTCAGATTAGCACATGGGGAGGCGAAAGTCAAGCGAAGGCGGCTACTTAGAGGGTGTCCTCAGGCGCACCTTGGGCTTCTTGGTGGGGCCGAGGTCTTTGGCCTCGACTACCTTGTCGCCTTTGAACGCCAGCCGGATGTTCTTGCCGCCGGAGTGCTTGACTCGAAAACGGACGCCGGGACCGAGGGGCATTAGCTAGGCTCTCTTTCTGTGACCACAACCTTCCGCTCACGGCCGGGACGGGGGGCGGGAGTGACCCGCTGCGTCTGTTGGGCCGCTTGGTCCACATACTGGCGCGTGGGGAGTTGTTTCTGCGCCCGCACCTGCTCCATCGCCTCTTCAACCGCCATCGAAGCGGCTTGGGCGGCGGCTTGCTGAGTCGCCTGCGCTACTGCACCCTGAATCGCACCCTGCTGCATCGCCTGCTGCTGCTGTTGAGCTTCTTGGACGAGGAATGCGCGGTGGGCCTCATAGCGCATCGAAAACGCCTGCTGGATGGGCGGGGAGGCTTTCTGATACTCCAAAGTCGCCATCGCAGCCTCTAGCTCGTCCAACATCACCGCGTGGTCGTAGAATGGGAGCGGCGGCGGCACCTGCTCGCCTTTCCAAATCATTTCGGTGATTTGAGCACCCAATTTGCGGTATTGGGCCTCTCGGGACTCGCGACCCGCGTCTCCGAAGTGGAGGTCGGCCGCAATCTTGGATTTGTCGAACTTTCCGGTCCTCTCGTCCATATACATAATGGAAAGAGGGCCACGGAGCCGTTCCGTCACCCGCGCCTCTCTAAGCGCCCTCAGTTCGGGCATCAGGCCCGCCCGCTCGATGGTGATGGTGTAGTTGACGCCAGAATTGAGGATTTTCTCGGTGTTGAAGATGAGCGTCTCGTCTTTGAGGTCCCGGGACGTGTAGTGCATCGTGCGGATGGGTGGATAGAACTGTTTCACCCGATTCAGCCGCATTTGCTTCACTCGCGCCATGCGTTCACCGATATGCGCGTAGACCGGACCCCATTCGGTGTCCAGAATCTCCTGAAGCATGGGGACGGCGAGCGGGCCGCGAAGCTGGCCCGGGAATTTGCTCTCTTGGAACAAATCCGCGCCTCCCGCGACATCGTTGAACATTTTCCCAACAAGCTCGATGGATTCCATGAACCACACGGGTAGTTCGGGTGGGTCCATGCGCTGAACCATCTTCACGCCGTCTTGATTGAGCCCGTTCTCGATGGGGGCGGGGTAATCCGCCGCGATGTCCTCCTTCTTCAGCGTTCCGCCGAGAAGGGGGTTGGCGTAGATGGTCGCGTTGGCCTGCTCACCAAGCTGGCTCATCCGTTTGTTGATGAACCGCTGCGGGGCGATGAGGTCGGTCACATAATCGGCGGTCCAGAAGGAAGTCGTCACCGGTTTCCAGTGGAAATCGACGATGGGGACCTCCTCGTAGGGGTTCTCGGCGTCGTGCAACAACTGCTTGCCCGGGATGAAGATGGCGAACCGCCCGTGGGGGTTTTCCTCGCTCGCGGGGGTGTAGGCTTCAACAACCGTCACCATGTCGGGGTCGGTATCGTCCGCTGAGCCCTGTAGGAGGGGCACGAGGTCGCGCAGGTAGACCCCGGCGGTGGGGTTGGCGTCAACCGCCGCCAAATTGGTCGAAACAATCTGAAAATCCTTGTCCGCCTCGACTTCGACGCCGAAATTCTCCTTCACCCACCCGGTGGTGCGGATTCTAGCGATGTAGACACGCTGGTCGGGCGCGAGGGAGTCGATGGACTTCACAGATTGGTCGATGAACACCTGAAGCGGGCCAAAAACCTCGCTCCCGACCTCTCCGACCCGTTCGACCTCCTCGTATATCTCAAACATCTCGGGCGGAGTGCCCGCCGCGACCATTTGTTCCATCTGCGCCTGCGGGACGACGGTTTCCATGCCGATTTGCTTCATCTTGAACAGGAGTTGGCCCTGTTCGTCGAATTGCGGCATCGGCTCGACTGTCGCGTTGGGAATCCACGGTGTATGTTCAAACGCCACGCCGCCCACGGTCATCCACCACGCGATTTCCCACGTTTTCGAGGGCTGGTCGAGCTTCTGGTCAAGCCCGACGATGAGATGGTTGGCGACTTCGGCCTTTTCCATCGCATCGGGGCCGCGCTTGTCCGGTTGGGCGCGGAAAACGGGCGCGATGGCGGTGATTCGCCCTAGCAACTTGCTCAGCCGGGGGCCAATCATGTTGAACACTAGCTGGAGCTTGTTGTCCTCCTGCGGGTCGGGGTAAAGTCCCATGTTCCGGTAGGACAAATACTGCTCCCCGAGCGCGAAGGCGATGTTGAGGAGGACCCGGCCCTCGACGCCGCCCATTTTGCGGGCCTTCTGGCGCTTGAGTCGCCGGAAATCGTCGGTCAGGGTGTCGAGAAGGTTGTCAGCCATTAGATAGCCTCATCACCCGTGCGCTGGAGTTCCTGCACAGGCGTGGGAGTGAGCCCGGTGGCCTTCGAGAGGAGGTAGAGGTCCTTCATCGTGACCATCTTCACCTGTCGCTGGCCGGTTGCGTCGAGGGTCTTGGACGCCACTGGCGTCGGGAGCATTCTCATAACGAAGTCGAGCTTGTCCTCGACTACGCGGAGCCGCGTTTCGAGGTCCTGATACGAGTAGCCACCCATTACTGACTCCCAAGGTGAGCGTTGCCCACCTTCTTCCGGCGCGGGCCGAAGAATGATGTCGCAAAGGTGCCGTCACCTGACTTGCGAACATGATGAGTGCCTCGCGGACGGCGCGAGAGAATGTGTTCAAGCGAGTCGAGCGTGTGGTCGCGGTCTTTGACGCGGGAGAACTTGCCAGCGGCCGTGGCCTCCTCGGGCCACTTGGCGTTTTCCAACTCAAACGGCAGGATGGTCAGCCAAGGGGCCAGCCAAATCTTGCCGTGCTGGAAGTATTCCCGCGTTATCTCGGTGCGCGTCTCGACGGGCGTCTCTTCCTTGAGGAGAGTAAGCCCGTATGCCTGAAGCTCCTGCTTGAACTGCGAGTTCGCGTCCGCCCAGAAGATGGACCGGGCACCAAGCCCTCGCGTTCCCGCATCAACCTTACCTGCCCACGCGGGAATGGTAACGCCCTCGTCTCGCTCAGGTCTCCCGGAAACGTAGGAGTAGTTAGGAAACTCCTCAAGGACGTAAGCATCACCTTCAGGAGAGAACGCCACGAGCAGCGCGGTGTAATAGGTTCCCGTGTCCGCGCCACCCACGACTTCCCATCCGGCAGGGAGACGAAAACGGTCACGGAGATTTCCCCCACCCTCTTTGAAGAGGAAGGGATGGGTCTCGGGCGAGAACATTCGCTGTCCTCGCTGGTATTGAAAGACTCGACCCACGAAGTCGCCAAGCTGCCCGCCATAGTGGATAGCATATTTCTCACGGGTCATCAACTCCCGGTCGCGCTCGCGCTGAGCAGCGTCGTAGGTGAAGGGGTTGTTGACGGCATCCACACCGCACACGCACCCCCAGTCCTTCCAAGTAGGGTCGCCAGAATGAGCCCGATTATGAAGTTCCTGAACCCACGGGCGGTCGGGGGTGGTAGCAAACACAGCATACCCCTGACGAGCGCGTAGGTTCTGGCTGAAGTCGGTGTAGCATTCGAGGCCGGGGAGTTGGTAGGCTTCCGCGTAGACGTAGGCGTCGATTTCCTTACCCTTGAGGGCTTCCTTGCGCTCCCACGAGCGGGCCTCGTATTTGACGCCGTTCTTGAACTCAAGGAACATCTTACCATCACGGGGCCGGTTTTGTCGAGAGACCACTTCCCCATACAGGCCAAGCCCCCTATCGGAGAGGAGGATTTGCTCGATGTAGTCGAACTCGGGGGCGCAGGTATCGTATTCGAGGCCGACGATGTTGACCTTTGCGTCCGGGATAGCCGCAAAGCCCGCAGCCCAGAACCCGGCCGAGATGGATTTGCCCGTCTTGAAGGCTCCTAGGTCAGCGATGACCCTAGCTCGCCCCCCTTCTCGGGGTTGGGTCGCCCACCACTCGATGGTTCCGTCCGCCAAACGGACTGAGGCCGCCCCCGGGCTATCACGTTCGACCTTCACCCCCTCTAGGAGGGTCAGGCCATCGGTTTCGGCCCACCACTTGCGCTGGTGGACTAGCGGGACCCATCCCACCCCCTCGACGGAGTTTTCCCCCGTCCACTTCTGGATGGCGAACTCGCGGAACTCGGTCAGCGCGATGTCGCGTTGGGCGTTGGGGATTCTACCGGCCATCGGGAGGGGTTGAGTATGGGAGACTCAAGAATCCGTGGAAGTCGGGACTGAGGACCTCGAAAATCCCGAACAAAATCGCGATTGTCGCAAAAAACACCACCGCCACTCGGAGGTAAGTCTCTGCGCGGGAAGGGGTTGTGGGCATGGGGCTAACTCTACATAGGGGTGGAGTGGCCTGAACCACCCACCTACTCGAAATTTCCTAAGAAACCGGTTGAGTCGGCGCGACTCACATTTTCTCTCACTCCACCCTTTGGAGCTTTGTTTTCAACAACTTAGCAGAAGGTGGCTCATTTTGGAAAACCCATATAATACAGGGAGTGCGCCACTCCACCCGGCTGCCTCCGGGAGGCGGCTCCCGAGCCGTCCGCCGCCCCCTTCGGGCTAGTTCGGGGGCGCGAAGGGAGCCAGAGCCGGGAGGGTCTGGGGGCGTTCCTTGAGAGAGATGGACTTGTCTTGGAGGGCCTTCCAGAACTCCTCCAAGGGGCCGAGGCGACCAGCCGTTCCTGCTAGTTTCTGTTCCAGCGCCACTCGGCAGGTGTCGGCCTTGGTCTTGTCCGCGCCGGAGATGGTGGAGTAGTTGTGAGAGTAGAGGAAGTAGGCCATCTCGTTGTAGTGCTTGTTGATGGCGAAGGTCATGCGCTCCTGAAGGCTAAGTTTCTGCCACGGCTTGCCCATCACTTGGAGCATCGCCTCTTGGACGGTTCGAGAGCGGACCCATCGGTCATGGAGGCCCCTGATTGCGTCCTCGTCCCATGAGGTGTCGCCGTCGAGGAAGAAGCGGATGGCCTCCTCTGAGGGCAGCCCCGCGTTCAGCATGAGGCAGAACTCAAGGGCTTGGTCCTTGCTAGGGAGCATCAAATCTACTGTATTAGATACTGTATCTGACACAGCGGCTACTCTTTCGAGAGGGGTCGGGAGGGGAACTCAACAACGATGCGAGCCCCGCAGAGTTCGGCCAGCCGGGCCAGCCAGATGAGTGAGGGGCGCTGTCTACGGCCTCGGACATATTGGTTGAGGCTCTGTAGCGTTATCCCCATCCGCCTCGCTAGCTCTGCTTGGGGGGTCCCGCTCCGTTCAATCAGTAGCTCGATGAGCCGCTGAACAGAGCGGGGGTCCTGACCGAGGACAGCAAGGTTGGGGCTGCTGCTAGAGGCGGCAGATGATGGGAGGGGGACCGGGGCAGGGAGCATGTTGTGGGGCGGAAATCAGTCTACAGTTTACACAGACTGATGGCGAAAGTCAAGCGAAATTTCGCCTCCTCTTCGCCCTCTCAGTCGGAGGATTGAGTCCCCTAACTCCTTAAGCCTGTTACATATACAGCTTCAACTAGCCGCCTCGAACCCCCCTCCACCTAGGTGGGCCACAGGGGCGAAACAAGGGCGAAAGGGTTGACAACGACGCACTCATCCACGAAGGTGGGTGAGCGCGGGAGACTCTACCACTTTCGCCCACCTTTCGCACGCACAATCGATGCCAGCGAGAAGCCTGCAAGATGTGTGCCATGACCTAGGTGGGATGAGTGAGATGCGCTCACCACTTCGGTGGTGTGTAACTCCTACCGTGTAACCGAGGACATCTTACACACCACGTCGGCGGTAGATTGGCAAGCGCCATGCCCAACAGAGCAGCCAATGAATCCGGCCCGGTTCGCTTGACATTCGCCCCACTTTTGTGGTAGGACCGAGACTTGCATTCCAATGCTGCGGACCTTCGTGTCACGCACGCGACGTTAACGCGTGCGCACAACGCGCACATACGCGCGGGAGAGAGGCAACATGGCAAACGGCAATCAGGTCGAACGAGTGAACGTTAGCAAGCTGGACAATCCGAGAATCTGGGAGTCTGGAAAGAAAGGGCTGCGCAAAACCACGATTCTCACGGCAGTGGTGCACTACGGCAACGGTGTCGCGATTTCGATGCCGGTGCAGGCAAGCGCCCTTGGTGCTCCGGGGAAGTTCGCGGACCTTACGATTGAGCCGCAGATTCCTTCCGGTGTCAGCATGACGAAGCAGGTCGAATCCGAGACCCTGCGTCGCGTGCGAGAGGCATACACTGCATACCCTGGCATTCGCAACGTTGTGCAGGATGCATTCACAGCACTTCAGCAGTGGAGCCCGAAAACGGGTCTCAAGACGGACGCCACCACCACGGCGGCCGATTTCCTCGGGGCCGACCCGGTGGAGCAGCCGGAGCAGCCGGAGCAGGAGCAGCCGGAGACGCTCTGAGGCAGTCGAACGGCAGACCGGATGGGGCTGAACCCGTCCGGTCTGTCGGTCGCCCTTCGTGGGGCAATCTGAGCCGTTTTCGGGGCAATCCTGCAAACGGTTCTGACTGCCGGACGACGGCGGAGAAAGGGGCAATCGATGACGACGGCGCTTGACCGATACCGGCCGCTGTGCGAGATACGGCCGGACGTTCGCGTCGAACGCAGGACCGAACACGTCGCACTACCGGCCGATACCGTTTGGTGCAGGGTGACGACGTGGCGTGTCTATGGCTCAGCGGCCATCCGGCCATATGCGGCCGATGGAGATACGCTGCCACTGCCGCTCAGCATCACGTATCGGCGCTTCGTGCCGCAGGACATCACGCCACGCGCGCCGACACCGGCCGGACGACGGCCGAATCGGTTCGAGCGCGATTGGTCCGGGCACGATTCAATACATGACGCCAAAGTGGAATCTAGGCGCAATGCCGCACTTTCGCGGGGTGCGACGACGGCGGCAGACTTTCTGGGTGACGACTAGCGTCACCCCACGAACGTGGTAGACGCCACGACGGACACCACTTAGGTGCGTGGTGGGGGGTGCTCTTGGCGGGGTGCCCTCACCCCACCTAGGTGGTATGTCTATCGCAGGCTGTCCCACGGGGTGTGTGACACAAATTAGACGGGCATATTTTCCCGCGCGTGCGGGGAGGAAGGGGTGTGTCTTGTGGAGAACGGCTACGGCAAGGGCGCGTTCCCCATCGGGACGCGCGTGGAACTGCACCCGCGCTTCGATGAGTGGATGATGGGGGACAAGTTTGGCGTGGTCATATTCCCCGCCTTTGTCACACCTAGCGTGTATGTGCGCCTCGATAGTGGGCGTCTGCTGCGCGTCGAGGGCGTGGAGGACCTGCGTCATGCGTAGGGAACTATGGTGGGTGGCTGTGTTTGGCCTCGTGCTCTACGCGCTCGGAGCAGTGTGGGTCATGGGGGAGATGGGAGCGCAAGGGAGTGGCGTCTATGAACACCGGGGACGGGTGCGCTAATGACCCGGGTGTGGACAGGCGGCGTGCGACCGCCAAGTGCCACATCTGCGGTGAGGTTACATCATGCGGGTTCTGCAACCTGTGCTGTCACTGGTTCTGCCGCACATGTAACCCGAACATCTTCGCCCGCGCGATTGGCGCGGTGAAGGAGCTTGTCGGCGGGCCTCGCGCGGGCTGTTGTGGTCCCGTGAAGGCGTTGTTCAATCTCGAACTGTGCGATGTCATCGACGCGGACGAGGGAACGGTAACGATTCGGAGCGGGTATGATGCCTCGCCTATCATCGTGCGGCGCACGGTGATGGGGCTCATCATCGACCCCACCGAGGACGAGAAGCGCCGTGCGATTGAGCACATCGCGATGGGCGCGTTTGGAGTGCTGCCATGAGCAAGCCATATCGGAGGCGTGTGCGACTGACGCGGAGGGGATTCCTAACCCTTCTCGCGCAGGTTAAGGGGCCGTGGTATCTCATCGCGCCCCTTGGAGGGATTCGACGCAAGAATCCCATCGGTGGGCGCGAGGAATGCCCCATTCAGGCGCTCGGGGGGAACACGATGAGCCCGGGCGGTGGGCTTGGGCTGAATGGCAATCTCCATACCGCCATCATGCGCTCGGCTGACGGCGCAGTGAACAACGCGCTGAGGCGTGAGTTGTTGTTCGCGTGTGGGTGGCCCACCTATAGAGCGGGCGACACACTCTTGGAGGACCAGCCATGAGCGCGAAGAAGCTGATTATCACGCTGTGGCTCGACGGGGACGATGAGGACCTCCTCGTGGTAGGCGAGGGAATCAAGGGCATGATATGGGGGGCATGCACGGACATCGACGGCGAGGAGCAGTGTTCCGCGCCTGAAGGAGTGGACGAAATCACCATCGACGTGGAGCCCGTGCGGAAGGCGAAGCCCTCTACGTTCCAAGTCGTCAACGTTGTCTCCGCCCCCGTCTGCGCCTGCAAGAAGGACGACGAAGGCGTTATCATCTGGCCGCCTAGTAAGGCGTGCAAGATTCACGGAGAACTGGAGGGAGCCCAATGAGTCAGGTTATTGTTATTCGCTCGCACGGTCTGGCCTCGCTTCGCGAGAGCCTCACCAAGTTGGAAGTTGAACTCGCCTATCGCGCTCGCGCGAGGCAGGAGGAGAGACGCCGATGGCAAGCAAAGCGTTCGTCCGCGCGAAGTGGTTCCGCGCGTTCATCCACGCAAAGGTCCTAGAGGGTCGGATTCCCAACGGGGGCGCGGGCAAGTTGAACGTGCCCGATGGGAGTTTCCAGCCCTACACCGACTCGATGGAGTCCCACCGCATGATGGCGGCGGGACACCGAGCGGATTACTTCGCGCCCAATAAGGGCGGGAAGAAGGCGAAGGGAGCGGAGAAATGACCATCCGCAAATTGCTCCAACGCGTGGAGGAGGCCGCTCGCGAGGGTGAGTTGGACCTCGACCGGCTAGCCACACAGCGAGACGTGGTGGCTATGTTCAACCGTCTCGTCTCCGTGATGAGCGCCGCGAACATCGACATTCGCGAGGGGGAGGAGTTCCCCACATGACCCAACGCGAGCGGTATTGGGTCAACAAAATCTGCGAGCGGCGGGATAGAGAAGTCGAACTCTCCCGTGCTCGCGCGAGATGGCGCTGGTTCCGTAACAGTCTCACGCCTGAGAGTGTGAGGCTATTGCAGGCGCTCAAACGCTTGCGGGAGGGGAGTGTATGAAGGCAAAGAAGGCGAAGAAGGTAGCTAAGCCGCGCATTCGCAAGGCTCAAACCATGCGGAGCGTGCTCGACTACATCGACAAGTTTTTCGTGAGCGAGAAGGCGGCCTCGACGGAGAAGGCTAAATTGTGGAACGTCCTGTCCGCGTTGCGTGGGCCGGATGAGGCGGACATCGACAAGACGCACTCGACCGTCCCTATCCGTCGCGCGGCGTTCCCGCGCACGGCGAAGGGGTTCAACGAAGGTTACGCGATTCGGTCAATGGCCGACTTCGACCCCGCGCCGTATCTCCCGCCCGCGAAGAGGGGCGCGATTGGGATGCAAGACTACGGCCACTTCGCCGCCCACATTCTCCGCGCGGCTGCGGCCCTTGGATTGGGCGAGAAGGTGGAAGGATTCTAGTCTCAACGTAGTCTCAACGTAGTTAGTGAGAGGAGTGTGTGTTATGGCGTGTGGGTGTGGTGGATTGGCGGAAGCGGTCGGCAGAACAAAGAAGGAAAACGAGCAGACCGTGCGTGACACGGCGCTTCGCCTGCTCTCGCCGGGCGTCCGGTGGGACAACGCGGAAGTGGTCGAGTTCGACGGCGAGGAGTTCGTTCGCGTGAGCGATGAGGACCTCCCGGGAAGCGTGTTGCTGTTCCCCGACGAGATTGACCTCCCGTCGCAGCGGCTCACGAGCAAGCATCGGTTCGGGTTCGCGTGGGTTTCGCCGGAGGGCGTCATCCATCGGCATGGCCAGATTATCGGCCACGAGTCGGACATCGAAGCAATCTAGGCGTTAGTGTTCGTTGTTCAGTAGCAGAGAGGAGAATCTACATGGCAGACAAGAAGCTCGTCGGCCCGGGCGTGTATCTCGATGATGGGGTCTCGCTCAAAACGGCCGTGGAGTGGTTGCAGAAGCGCATCGTTGAGGGTGAGACGGTTATCAGCACGAGCGAAGTCATCTACGCCCATCCGTTCGATGCGGCGCTGGCGCTGAAGAAGGCGTTCGAGAGGAGATATGGCTTTCTCCCGCTCGACCCGGACAATCGCCCGACGATGTTGCAGGTTCCCAACGGTGTCGGGACAACCGTCGAAGTCCCGTGGGGGAAGTATCTCATCCCCAACACGGACGGGGTTCCCGGCGGTATGTGGGAGCCCAAGGCGAATAGCGGCTACCTCATCTTCCGTCCCACCGTGCGTAACGGGCGCATGGTGTTGGAAGTGAGCGGCAAGGTGAAGATGGCTCAGCGCGAGCATGTGTTGAGCATCGTTCACGACGCGCAGGCGATTGTTGCGAAGGAGTCCATCTATCGCAATAAGGTCATCAAGGTCAACTTCAACGCGGACCCGGATGAAATTTTCGAGTCCATGCCTCAGTTCGTCGCGGTGGGTGGGGTCACGGAGCGTGACCTGATTCTCCCGCGCGAGGTTGAGGACTTGGTGGGCACCGCCCTGTGGACGCCCATCGAATATCCCGCGCAGGTCAAAGCGGCTGGAGTCCCCACGAAGCGGGGCGTCCTGCTCGAAGGCCCGCCGGGAACCGGCAAGACTCTCACTCTCAACCTCGCCGCGCAGAAGGCGCAGGTTGGAGGCGCGACGGTTCTGTATCTGGAGGATGTGACGCATCTGGCGTCGGCAGTCTCCTTCATGCAGGATTACGGCCGAGGCGTCATCATCGCGGAGGACGTTGAGAGAGTGATGACCGCCGAGGGTGCGCGTGTTGGTGGTCGGTCTCAGAACGTGACCAACCTCCTCAACGCGCTCGACGGGATTCAGGCGAAGGGGAGCGAGTTGATGGTGATTCTCACCACCAACTTCGTCGATACGCTGGACCAAGCACTCCTGCGGCCCGGCAGATTCGACGCGGTGGTCCCCGTTCGCGCTCCCGATGCCGAGACCGTGGTGAAGCTGATGAAGCACTTCGGGCGCGGGTTGATTGACCCCGGCGCGGACCTGCGAGAGGCGGCCAAGAAGATGGACGGCCAAATCCCCGCAGTCATCCGCGAAGTGGTCGAGCGTGCGAAGCTGGCGCAGATTCGGCGGACCAAGGGCCAAGGTGGAGACGGTCTCCTCTCAGGCGCGGACTTGAACGTCGCCGCGCATGGGATGTTGCACCATCTCAACCTCCTCGCGCCCAAGGCTGAGGAGAGGATGAAGTCTGGAGCCGAGCACGCGGCGGAGATTAGTGTGAAGGGCTTGCAGGCTGTGGCCGAGGCGATTGCGGGGAAGGGGTTGAATCTGGCCCCCTACCGCAACGGTCAGGCGAAGGAGGCGGGTAATGCCGGTCCAGCACGGTAAGCTGACCAGCATCGACGCGGGAATGGGATGGGAGCCCCTCTGGGCTCCCGTCCTCGCCTACGCGGCGGTGGTGGGCGTGCAAATCACCCAAATTACCGAGATGTTCGGGCGGCTGCGGTTCCGGTTCGCGCCGGAGGATTACCCCATCCCGGACGTGTTGAGTCGAGCTATCGACCTCGCGCAGGAGGCGAGTGAGAAGTTCTGCCACATTTGTGGGGAGCCCGGGCGGAGACGGGAAGGCGCAGGGGGGCTCCAACTTCCCCCCATGTGTTCACTACACTGGAAGGAGCAAGCGAATGGCGTCGATGCTAGCGCGATTGCTGATGCGATTGACGCTGAAGTGGTTTCGGCTGTCGCTGGAGCCACTAGCTGGCGCGGGAACGCGGGGCCAGTATAGTCTGCGTTTGCCCGGTTGTGGGCGACGGCAGATTGGCTACATCAGTTTGCGCAACGGCTACGCCATCGCACGTTACGGGGACTGGAGAGGCCCGCTAGTATATAGCGAAACCTTCTCCTCCCCCGAGCGGGCGATGTTAGGTGCGCTTCGTGCGTTGTTGAGAAAGAGACGAGAGGAGCTTAGAAATGGCTGAGATTACCGCGAAAGTGAACGGCGCGGCTGTGACGGAGAGTGAACTCCGGCGGGCGCTGAAGGAGATTGAGGACCAGAAGGCGTTGTTGACGCTGCGGCCGGGCGTGATTTTCCGGCCCATAGGCTTCTCTAAGGGAAGCCTCTACTTAGTGCTGGAGAAGTCGAGCAAAGGTGCTCACGCCTTCAGCGTAGCACGGTTTGAGAAGGGCTTCTTCAAGGAAATGACCATTTGGCACGACGGGCTGAACGACTACACCGTGCTCACGGGCGAGCCCGGGGTGGTTATCTATTCAACCTAGGCCCCCCGGCGCTGGAGTAGGGAGCGGGCAGAATCTACCGACCGACCTGTGCGTTCGGCCAGTAGTCTAGCCCGCTCCCGCTGAGAGAGGCCCGGGATGAGCGTGACATCTTCTATGTGTTGGGCGAGGGTTGAGTCAACCGCGTCCCACAACAAGTTTGGGGTGCGAGCAAGGCGTATGGTGCCTTCCTCGACTGAACGGCCAATGTAGTGTAGATTCTCCTCTGTTAGTCGGAGGATTGAATCCATGCGGCCTGTTAAGTAGTTCGCACCCCGGGACCCGCGCCGGATGTCGTCCGGCTTCTCAGGGTCCCCCTTTCGTGCGTGGTGGACGAGGATAATCGCTGCGGGTTGGGTGATGCTCACTAGAGAAGCCACCGCGCGTGGCATCTCTGTGTTCGAGTTCTCCTCCCCTTGGTGCGATTCTCGGAGTGTGTCGATGATGACGGCGACCGGCTTGACCGGGACCAAATCCCGTGCTAGTCTCTCGCTATGTTCAGGGTTCGCTGCGTTGAAGGGCCACAGGTTGAGTGTCTCTCTATCAACATAGTGGACTGCATCGACATCGACGCCAGCTTGTTTGAGCGCGTCGAGACGTTTGAGCCAAAGCGAGCGCGGGGTGTCAAGTTGAACATAGACAACCGGGCCGCGCTGTTTGACTGGGAAGCCGAGAAAGGGTTCGCCGGTGGCGATGGATACCGCTAACTGTATGGCGAGAAAGGACTTGCCGACTTTCTCTTGTCCATACAGCAACGCCGCGCCGCCGACTGGGATTATCGGCTCGACCAGAAAAGTTTCGGGGAGACGGGGCAACGCAAGATACTCCGTCCCGCTCAGCACAGATGAGGGCACAGGGATTAGGGGAGGATAACATGGCGAAGGATGTTTGTCAAGCAATGGAAGCGGTCAAGTTGGCCGCTGGCAGAGTGGTCGGCGCGGGCGTGATTGTGTTACGATAGGGGGAATCCCATGAAAGATTTTTCGATTGTCAAGCCGGAGAAGCGCGTGGGGGTTGCCGCGATGCTGAACGAGGCGGTGAGGGCAACCGTCAAGAACTCGTCGCTGGAGACGTTCGAGAAGGTTAATGCCGCGGACAAAAAGGCGCACGAGGAGGCGGGCATCCCACGCGGGGAGACGATTGAGTTCAGCTTTCTTGCGATGGTGGTCATGTCAGCCATCGACCGGATGGCTCAGATTAGTGGTGGTGAGGTTGTAATGGCTCTCATCCCCGACTGGCTAAGAACCATCGGTGAGCACCTGCAAGAGGAGCAAGACGCAGAGAAGGCGGCGCGGGCTTCCGGCCCCGCTAACTGACTGACCGAGGCAGAGAACAATTTCTCGAACGAGGGAGGGAACTAGCATGGCGCTCCGCAAGGACGGCAAGATTGACGTGGACGTGTATCCACTCAACGAAGGTAATCAGAAAGTGTGCGGGTTGCTAGGGGTTAGCGACGGCCCCGAGCGGAAGGAAACCCCATCGGTCGCGCTGGTTGTGATTCACAACTTTGACTGTGACTGCTGCGCCTCGGTCTCGCGCTTCGATGAAGCGAAGATTGAGGCGATGAAGAAGCAGGACAAGTTTGTGGTGAATGATATGAGAAAGGCAAGCTAGGGGATAAGCCTCCTAGAAAAGAGGAGAGTCTATGAGAATGAGAATTGTAACGTTTCTGACCGGGCTGTTCATGGTGGGTGTGTTTGTGATGGCGTCGTCGGCCAAGGTGACGTGTGCCACACCGGGCCATTGCAGTTTCTACATTAGCGGTTCGGGCTTCGGCTATCCGCAGGAGGGGGACGACACGACATGGAATGGAACAGGCCCAACTCCTTATAATCGCGGACGCGACAAAGCGTTCAAAGACGCGAGTGACAAATGCACGAACGAGACGTGCGCTGCTAATTGTGGTGGCGCGTCCAGTGACTACGACGTGAGCCGCACGATTGACGTTGGTGGTGGACCGGGCGGGATGATTTTCCAGACCTTCTACAACTCGTCCGGCGTCATGACGACACAAGTCTTTGCGACGGGTGGCTGCACCTGCGCGACCAACTGGGGCGATAGCGGAATCCCTTACTCGACGCGCAATGGTGAACCCGTCGCACTCACCTTCGGCCAGAAGGTGATGCGCTTCTTCGGCCTTGTGCCGAAGCCGAGTAGCAACCCGAAGAAAGTCGGAGGCTAGTTGAAGCCGCTTCTTACCGACCGCACGACCATCGAAACCGATTGGTCGTGCGGTATGAAGCGGTGGTGGTATAAGGAGCACGACGGGACCGGCATGGTCCCGGTGGTGGAAGCTGTCTATTACAAGCAGGGGCGGGAGATTCACAGTGACCTCTCCCGCCTGCTGCTTGGGGAGTCTCTCGATTCCGTGTTGGAAGGCATTGGTCCGGTTCCGACCAACGACCAGACGTTGTGGGAGCCACATGTCAGGCGCATTGGGTGGGTGGTGGCGTTTGCGTTGTATGTGCTGCCGTCTCTCCTCGCCCGCTATGAGGTAGTGAGTTCTGAGAATGAACTCATCCTAGAACGTGGACGCCTGTGGGTCGCGAATACATCGGACCTAGTGCTGCGAGATAAACTCGATGGCCGGTTGGTGGTGTTGGATTTCAAGTCGGTCAAGATTCTGTCCGCTTCGTGGTTTGCGTCATGGGTCACGGCGATTCAGCTTCAGATTCTCATCCGCGCTGTGGTGGAGGAACTGGGCGAGCCCGTGAAGTGGGCGCAAATCATGGGCCTTACCAAGGGACAGGTCCGGTCGGCTAAGCTACGGCACCCCTACGTGTGGGCCTACTCTGATGGCGGGGACCTGTGGTCTCCGGATTGGCACAGTGGGTGGGAGTTACGCCCCACCTTCGAGTATCCCGGCGGCGTGCGGGCGTGGGTGGAGAAGTTAGGTGAGGAAGTGGGGCGGTCCCAGTTCCCCCTCTCTCAACCCGTGTTCTCGAACGAGAGGCTTCTGAATCGTTTGCTTAGGCGAAGGTTGGTAAGAGAGGCGGAAGTTGAAAAGGTAAGGGCTCGCGCACAACAGAGTGTCTCTGTGCGGGAACGGTATTTTGAACCGCGATACAAAGAATGCCGCCCCGCGTTTGGCGATGCCTGCCCCTTCCTTCTCGCTTGCCACGATGCGGACATCGGGCGCGACCCGATAGGTAGTGGCGTGTTTGTTCCACGCACGCCCCACCACGATGTTGAGGAACTGTTACGGAACGAAGGAGAGGAAGAAGAATGAGGAATATCAAACGGCGCTCCGAGAAGGAGCAGAGGGCTCATGCGCGGCTGCGCTTTATGGCGCTATACGATACATCGAGCACAGCGTGGGTTGGCAGCTCGGAGATAGAGCGAGCATCGACAAACCTCAACCGTGAACTGATGCGCTACGACGCGGCGTTCCACCCGTTCCCGGAGGCGTTTCAGCAGTGGGCGCATGGGGGGATGTGTCCATACTCGGACGCATTTATGCGGTTCGGGAAAAAGGCGGTTCGGGCTATCAACGGGTTCTACCCTAGCCGTCGAGTTTACAGTTCCGGCCCCGCGTTGAAGGCTACGGAGTTGTTGAAGCTGGTGAACAAGGTGCGTCGAATGCGTAGAAATGCGGGGCTTCCACAGTGACCATCTACAATGGCCCCGGCTGGCCCACGGTCTACCCACGCAAAGGCGTGGCAAAGGACCTCATGGCCCTGTTCGGGGAGAAGAAGCTGTGGGCGCTAGATGAGCTAGCGACCCGGTTGGGCAAGGATGGACGGCACATCTACGGTGCTGTGTTCTTCCTCCGCCGACGCTATCATGTGCCGATTCGAACACTGCGGCACGATGACGGAACATTCTCATACCTGTTCGATGGAGTTGACATTGCCGCAACTGTTGGACCGACACTCTGAGGGCGAGGTAGCCGCCGCTGTGTTAGGCGCGGTGGATGGGTTGGGCCTGCTCAACCATGAAATCATCCCCGGGCTGCTCAAGGCGGCGTTCAGGCTGGCTGAGATGACTAGCGACCCCGACAAGGCGCTGGATGAGGCGGCCACGTTGTGGGCAGACGGGTTCCCGGAGGAGGAGCCCAGTGAGGAGTTGGACCCAGATGAGGAATGACACTGACACCGCGCTGGTGCTGCTCTTGCTAGTTCTACTGTTCGTGCTGTTGGGGTTTGTTCAGTGACCCCTCGCCGCGTTCGCTTCGCCGGGCAGGAGTTGTGGTTCCATACATCCGATAGACGAGTCGGGGGACCACTCTACCTGCTCGGCCAGTGTGATGAGATTGGCGAGCCGCTCGATTATGAGCAACCGGCCTACGCGCATGTCTACAGCGACAAGAAGATTCGCCGGGCGGACGTGGTGATAGGGCACAAGGGAGAGTTGGAGGAGGCCAACACAACGCCACCGGTTGGGGCTTGACCGTTTTGGCCCGCCGTGCTACACTCACTGTTCTGGCCAAAATGTTGGGAAATCTGCTCGCTGCTGCAAAGCGGCGAACAAACGGCGAAGGGCCTCGGCGCATGTCCGAGCACCCCTCCGCCGGTTTCTGTGTTGAGGAGACAATGGACGAGGAAAACGACGTGCTAGGAGTTCTCAGCGACATCTTAGTAGGCTTGCTCGCGTTGAGTGTGATGGGCGTGTTGCTGTTCGGCGTCGTGCTCATCGCTATCCGTGTGTTTCTCCTTCCATGACAATGGGACGCATCCTAGGACTCTACGGACTTTCAGGCTCCGGCAAGACAACGCAGGGGGGCGAATGGGCCAAGATGGTGAAACGCACCACGGGCAAGCGCACCCTGCTGTTCTCGCCGGACTTCGGTGGGCACGCATCCATCGACCCCCTTGTTGAGCGCGGGATTGTCGAATCGCGCTACTACAAGGAGGGTGACAATCCGTGGGTGTGGCTCAACGACGCGGTGAGCAACCCCCTTCCCGATGATGTTGGGCTCGTCATTTTCGATTCCTTCACGTCCATCGGGGAGCACCTGTTGAAGCACATGGCCGACGAAGCTGCTCAGGGGAAGCAGATTGGGGCCATGAAAATCTACCGCGTGAACATCGCGGGCCTCGGCAACATCGGGGCGAACAACGAATCGCAGTATGGGCTAGGGCAAACCTTCCTACTCGACTCGTTGCACAAATCGACTTGGCTAGCGGACAAGCACGGGGTGGACCTGTTGTGGACCTTCGGGGAACACCAAGGCACCGACCCTAACCGCATGGCCATCATTGGTCCGCAGGGCATCGGACAGGCGCTCACGGGACGCTTGCCTAAGGAGATGCGTTACATTCTGCGGATGGTGCAGCAGGCGACTACACCGGGAGAGTCACCGAAGCACATTCTCGTGACAAAGGCGCAGGACAACCTTGGTGGTATGGGCATGTGCTACGTGAACGCGCGTTATCCTCTCGACGCCGACACGCCTATGCCCGCCATCATTGACCCTGCGTCCATCCCGGCCTTTTGGGAAATAACCGAAGCAGGACAGAGGGAGGCAGTCGCGAAACTGGAAAGCGAGGGGCTCTAATGGTGGAGTTCCTAACCATCGCATTCACCATACTCATCGGCGTGTCTATAGACAACTACAACTACAACAGGAGAACCAGAGAATGAGCGACTCAGCACAAACCAACCTCCGCGAACCCGACCAGATGAATTGGGACAAGCACAACGCGGGGAGCAAGTTTCAGGCTCCCCCGGACGCGCTTGGCCCCGATGGCAAGCCTCTCATCTACAAGGCGCAGCTTCCGACCACGTTGGGAACTCCCCCGACACTCGGCGCGACCGATGAGGGCTACCGTTCCTTCGAGGTCGGCCCGCTGAAGCTGGTCCAGAACGGTAACGGGGCGGATGGCTATGAAATCCGCTTCTACACCGTGAACGTGAAGAAATTCGTGAACCGCCGCACGCAGGAACCGATGGAAGTGTCATCCGCTTCCAAGGTCATCCGCGCTGCGGGTGTGACGGCGCGTCCGCAGAAGAACGCGGAGTATGAGGCTGCGATGCGGCAGGCGGCAGGAAGGGTAATCCAGATTACCCTCGACTGGCGTGCCAAAGACCAGCAGACCGGCGAGGAAGTGGTGGGGTTTGAGAACTTCCCCATCGACCCCGCGACCAACAAGCGCAAGGCGATTCTCAAGAAGGGTGACGTGCTCCCGGACGGGCGCATCATCGCTTCTGAGGTTCTCTTCGCGAACGCTCGGGTCAAGTATGTGATTGACCCGACCCGGAAGTAGTAAGACGCGGCGTGCGACTGTAGCCCGCGTAAGGGTCGCACCCTCGGCAGTGGGGCTGGACTGAGGTCTAGCCCCACTTTTTGTTTTCTGGAAACGGTAGGGATATGGCTAACAACACAGATTCCAGAGTTAGGCTCGAAGGGGCCTCGCTCGTTCTCGCACTCGACAGGCAGCAGTCCATCCAGAATCCCAACGCGGTTGTGTGCCCACGCGACAAGGAGCACGGGCGGCTGTTGGTGCTGAAGGGCGGGAGCATGTTGGGGTGCACAATATGCGCTCACATGCAGCCAGCCGAATTGGACCTGACCCAGTTGGAGGAGCCGCGCAAGGTGGGAGACGTGCAGGGCGAGGCGGAGCAAGTTGCTCCTTCAGGCCCCGCCATTCTCATGCGCTCTCTTCGGGGCCGGAAGTGACGCAGCCCCACAAGGTTAGCTCCAATGGCGTGGACGCACTCGTGGAGAGCGTGTTGGAGAGCGTGGACGGGGAGCGCACAGGCGATGCGGTGGTCGCAGTGTTGGCTGCGTCATCTCGACTTCTGCAAGGACCCCAACCTTGGGAGAAGGAAGTGAAGTATGTGCAGGACATGCTCGACTACGCCACCACGCTGGTGGAAGGTGTAGGGGTTGCTAACTAAGCCTCCCTCCTGTGTGGGGTGCCCTCTCGCCCCGCTCTCGACCGGGTTCATACGGCCTCAGCTAGCGAGTGGCGGCTACCGAGTCGCCCTCGTGGGCGAGGCGGGTGGAGCGGACGAGGCGGAGGAGGGGGCACCTTTCGTGGGGCGGGCCGGGGGCAGGTTGACGAGGCTGATAGAGTTGGCTGGCCTCGACCGCTCCTTGTTCGACATCTGGAACGTGACGTGGTGCCGCCCGCCTGACAACAAGTTGGAAGGCCAGCCCTACGAGGGCGGAGCCATCAACCACTGCCGTAAGCAGCATTGGGATAGACTGATAGACCGCGTTTCGGTAATTGTTCCGATGGGGAATGTGCCGCTCGCGGCCTTCACAGGTAGGAAGGGCATCCTCTCCACCCGTGGCTATGTGAGGCCCGGCCCGGGCACCACCCATCTCGTCCCCACTGTTCACCCCTCCTTCATCGAGCGCGGGATGAGCAAGTGGTCGTCCGCATTCATCAACGATATACAGAAGGCCGTCCTCATAGCCCGGGAGGGGCTACCAATTGAGCTTACCAACTACGTCCTTGACCCACTACCCGGAGAGGCTTACGAGTGGGCCAAGCGTTACCGAGCCAGCCTCAACAACGACCCCACCATCCGTCTCGCCTATGACATTGAGACTCCCGGGAAGGGCGAGGACGAAGAGGCCCTCTCCGACGACGATGACCCAACCTTCACTATCTGGAGGATTGGATTTTCCTTTGAGCCTTTCGGGGCGTTGTCGGTTCCGTGGCGTCCCGAATACATGGCTGCGATTCGGCTACTCCTTGAGGGAGATGGGGAGAAGGTTGTCTGGAATGCCGGGTTTGACAATCCCCGCATAGTGTCGAACGGGGTCGCCATCAACGGGCTGGTCCATGACGGGATGGTGGCGTGGCATATACTACAGAGCGACCTGCCCAAGAAGCTAGGGTTTGTTGCTACCTTCGCCACCCCCTTCCAGCCGGAGTGGAAGCACCTATCCCACAGCCGCCCCGCGTTCTACAACGCCACCGATGCGGACGTGGAGCTTCGGTCCTTCCTCCATATCGAGCGGGAGTTGAAACGTGTCGGGCTGTGGAAGGTGTATCAGGATGATGTCCTCGACCTCGACCCCATCCTGCGCCACATGTCCCGTGTAGGAGTTCTCATTGACCAAGATGTTCGATTCGAAAAAGCTGTCCAACTCGCAGCCAAGCAGACCGAGGTTCTGGCGGGACTTGAAGCACGCGTTCCTCTCTCTGCTAGGCGTTGGGACCCTCCACAAGGCTTCGTCCGTGCCCCGGCTGAGACCGAGGGGCTCATATCAATTGAAGTGGAGGCCAGTGTCAAGCGGTGCGACCGGTGCGGGCTCATCAACCCGACCAAGCCGCACTTCAAGACGCTCAAGCGGCCCACTGCCAAGAAGCCGCAGAACCCCTGCGCGGGGGCCTGCCCTGTCGTCAGACAGGAAAAGGTGATTAGGTTTGCTCGCCTCGTGCCATTCAAGCCCTCCCGCGAGCAGCTTATCCGCTACCAATTGGCGTTGGGCCGTCCGGTCCCCACCACCAAGGACAAGAAAACCGGCGAGCGTCGTGCGACCATGAACGAGAAGGCGGTGAAGGAAATGATACGAAAGTTTGGAGAAGTTGACCCGCTCTACGCAGGTGTGCTAGAATATCGGGAACTCGACAAACTCGGTGGGACTTACATCGGGAGGCCAGCATAAATGGTCATCCACCCAACTACCGGCCGCGCCGTCTACGGCTTCGGCCCTGTTTCCGTTGATGGCAAGGCCGTCGCGCCCGGGAATAACGGGGCGTGGCTCAACGAGGATGAGATTGTCTATCAGGACTGCTCCAGCGGGGAGTGTGTCATCGTCAGGCTGAACCTCCGCACCACAGAGCGCGTCATCGTCTCCCGCAAGGGGGCGTATGACCTCATGGCGAACGAGAACCTGTGGGCAGCCACCTACAACGCGGCCACGGACCCAAGCATGTCCAGCGTCCGCACCAACAGCCCGGCCCTCGGCCCCTTCGACGGCATGAAGCTGTTCGAGGTCACGGAGTCGGGGCAGTTGGTGATGTTCACGAGCCCTGCCACGGGGGCGGGCATCACCGTGTATGGCTCGAACGGGCAGCTTCAGATGGACCTGCCGGTCCCTCTCGCGCTAGGTGAGGTCGTTACCCGCTACGACCACGCGGCCTACTACGACGGGCTGTGGCATATCATCAATGTCCGCACCCACCTGCCGCTCAACTTCCACCAACGCGCCAACATCCGCTTCATCAAGCCGGTCCTGTTCGAGGGGCGGCTGCTGTTGATGGAGTATGAGGTCGGGCGGGAGCGGCTTACTGTTCGGGACCTCTCCAATGAGAAGGGGTGGGTCATCCCCACGGTGGGACAGGAATACTTCCCTGACATCCGGCCGTTCGGGACGGGGTTGAGGGTGGGTTATACCACCGACCAAGGCGGTGGCCCTGATACTCTTCGCCTCCTCGACCTCGACTTCGACACCGGTGCCTATCGAGTGTTCGCGCCTGAGCACGGGGCAATGGTGGTGGTTGAGGTAGGCCAACTCCAAGCCTACGTCGAGAACCCTCCCACCCCGATGCCGAAGGTCGAGGACGTGCGGCCTATGGACCGCGCCTTCACGCTGGCCCCGTTCATCTTCAACGACTACGATGAGGGCAGCCCTCTACTGGGGAACAACCGACTCCCCATCCGCTCCCGGCTCATGTGGGCGGCTGTGATTGGCACCGCGCCCGACGTGAAGGAGCGCAAGGTCATCCTTCCCTACGCGGTGTGGGCGGGGGAGGATACCGGTGCTGGCCTCACCGCCGAAGCCGCCATCGACGCAGCCCGCCCCATCGCTGACAAGGAAGGGGCCGGGCTGGTTGTGTATCAGGACTCGCGCCATGTGCGGGAGTCGGTCCTCGCCAAGCTGAAGTCCCATGACATCCTCGCGCCGCAGTTCTACAAGGACGCAGGCGAGTCGTGGGACGACTTCATGCACTTCATCCACGACGAGTCGGAGCGCCTCACCGCCCGCAAGTTCAGACTGATGCCGGTCCTTTCTGTCTACGACAGGAATGGCACCCTGAGTGACGCGGACATGGCGCAGGTGATTGTGCTAGGCTCGCACCTTGCCGCCATCCACGAGTGGTTCGGCGCTATGCTGTTCCGCTTCGGGACCAAGGACGGGCTCACCAACACCACTCACACCGCGCTTCGCCCGTATCTGGAGCGGTTCTTCAACAACGCGCCGCTCCCTGACCAACCCAAACCAGAGAAGCCTACACTGATAGTGAAGGCTTCAGGAGCAGTGTATGATTATCTCGCTACTTAGGGAAGAGGACCGTGGCACAGTGAAGCCACTCACGGACGGGACCAAAGTCACCTACTTCACCCCGACCATCTTCGGGGAGAAGGTGATGTCCCCGCGTGCGGAGGTCGCCGCACTCGGCGGCTTCGGCATCAAGCGGAACGGCAAGTGGGTGACTCTCAACGAGCAGGGCAACTTCGAGGAGCGCGATGGCGCGATTGAGAACCTCCGCTCGTGGGAGACCTTCTTCCCCGGCAACCCGGGCGCTAGCGCCATCCGCGCTGGCGTGCCATACTTCTTCAAGACAATCGAACACCCATGATTAGCGACTACTTCTTCGTCACGCGGCGGGGGTCGGCTGGCGGCGGTGGTGGGGGCGGAGGCTCCCACACCGGCGAGGAGGGCGACCTCTACATCGATGGGCTGGCTATCAAGCGGCAGAAGGATGGGAGTTTGTTCCCCTTCCGGGGGGCTGATGCGTTCTCCCTCTTCCACCGCCACATGGTGGGGCAGGACATCATGCCGGTCCTGCTGGAGCTTGTTGAGATTGGCTTCAACGTCATCCGGGTGTTCTCGATGTATGACGAGAACGGTATCGGCAAGGCCAACGGCCTCGGCCGACTGAGCCCGAAGCAGCCCGACTACAACTACAACAGGTGGCACCAGTTCCTCGACCTCTGTGCGAGCGTCGGGATGCGGGTGGAGGTTGTGCTTGGGGCGGATACGCAGACGCTAGGGTTCAACACCGACGCGATGCTGGACCATGTAGGCCGTATGATGGGCCTGTTGGAGCCGCATTGGAACGCCAACTTCGTCGAGACCTGCAACGAGCCCGCCAAGAACGGCGTGGACCTCGACCGGGTGGTGCCGAGGAAGGGCCGCATCCTGAGGGCCAGCGGCAACTATGACCTTGAGAACGGCCGCATCGCGCACGTCCTCGATTACGTCACGCTCCACACCGAGCGCAAGCCGGAGTGGCCCCGGACGTGCCGTGCGCTGTCCGAGTTCCGTGACGGGGCGGATGGGTTAGAGGCTGTTCGGGTCCCCGTGGTCAGCGACGAGCCCACCGGCTACGCTGAGGTCGCCCGGCCCGACAGCCGCTCTGGCCCCGGCTATCCCCACGGGGACTGGCTCGACGACGCTCGCACCTACGCGGCTGGCTGCCAGATGTTCGGGGCTGGCTCGACCTTCCACTCAGATAGTGGGGTGTCGTCGGTGTTGTTGGGTCCCAACCAGCGGCTAGCAGCCATCGAGTGGGTCAAGGCGGCGACGTGGATGCCTGTGGATGCTCAGTTCAGCGAGTATCAGCGGGGCGGTGCGGGCGGTGGTGCTGGCATCGGCAACATGCCCATCGACCACCATGACCTTGAGGAGTCCACCGAGCCTCGGGCGCTCCGCACCTACTGCAAGCGGGGCGCGGGCCGTGAGAACTGTGTCGCCATCCGCCGGGGCGGCGGGTGGTTTGTGAAACTCCTGCGGGGCTGCACCCTCATCAAGGAAGCCTTTCGGGGCCTCGTTGAGGTCAAGGAGCCGTAGATGCCCATCGAGAAGCACGACTTCCAAGCGATGCTCAAGACCCTAGAGCGCAACCTTGAACGCTACATCGATGCGCAGGTTGAGCAGGTGGTGCACGCGAAGGTGATGAACCAGTTCCACGACAACATTACCGCCTCTCTCGAACGGGCCATCGCTGAAGAGGTCGAGCGCCGCGTCTCTGTCGAGGTAAGACTGAGAGTCAAGCGTGCGAAACGCGCACCGGTTGTGATGGAGGAGGAAGTGTGAGGGTCCACTACTGCGACCTGTGCGGGCTAGAATCGGTGAAAACCATCACCGTTAAGGTGGGCGACGACGACTGGACGCTCACGCTGGACCTGTGCGCGAACCATTGGAACGAGCTTCAAGTGTTCCTCACCCCTCGCAAGGATGCGATGGGTTTCCGAGTGAGGTCTGTAGGTGGAAGGTGAGTTCAAACCTCGCGTATTGGGTGGATTCCCGGTCGGACCAGACGGCCGGGTCCATACCACCTTTACCCACAACCCCTCCAGCCTACGACTCTCCTCGGTTGGCCCCAACCTCCAAAACATCCCCCGTGGGAGCGGGAGTGAGTATGCCAAGTGGGTCAAGGAAATCTTCATCGCGTCCCCGGGGAGTGTATTTTGGGAGCGAGACTTCTCTGCCATCGAGGCTGTCCTCGTCGGCTATTTCGCTGGCGCTCCTAACTACATTCGCTTTGCTAAGATGGGTGTTCACGCCTATCTTGCTTCTCATATCGTGGGCCGTCCCATTGACCTCAAGTGGTCCAACGCGGACATCAAAGCCTACATCAAGAAGCTGAAGGGCGAGGAGCCGGTGGCATACGACACCGCGAAGCGCATCGTCCACGGCTCCAACTACATGATGACAGCGGTGAAGATGAGCTATGAGTATCCTGAGACATTTCCTACGCCCAAGAAAGCCCACGCGCTGCAAGGTCTCTACTTCGACCTATTCCCTGAGATTCCAGCGTGGCACCGGGAGTTGGCGATTCGGGTGGACGGGACCAAGCGGCGACGGCCGGAGGGTGGAGAGGTCGTGGACCCTTGGACGTTGGGGGTGGCTTACGCCCAGAACCCTTTCGGCTACATCCACCGTTTCTATAACGTTCTCGACTGGACGCTGCTCGAAGCTGAGGACAACGGAGGAAAGAGGGAGTGGGTCTGGTCGTTTGGCGAGGATGCTAAGCGCCTTGTATCGTTCCTTCCACAGTCTACCGCTGCTGCCATCATCAAGCGGGCCGGGAAGCGGCTCTGGTATGACCACCCCGAGGTAGGAGAGTCGATGCGGCTATGGATTCACGACAGCATTCTCGGAGAGTCAAGCGAAGCAAGCGTCGAGCACGCGCTAGAGCTAAGCCAGCGCGTCATGGAAGAACCCATACCGCAACTGCCCCTCGACCCCGCGTGGGGGATGGGAGAATACCTCTCCATCGGGACCGAGGCGAAGGTTGGAAGAGTGTGGGCTGCGATGAGGTAAGGTCAGAGAGGATTAGAAAATTCTTCGGCGGCGGTGGGACGTATCAGGAGTGGATAGACCACTTAAGGAGATGCTCAGATGACAGTAGTTCAATTTCTTTGGCTGGTGCTAGCGGCGGCGTGCGGCGTCATCGTAGCGGGCTTCGTCCAGTCGGTCCTGCTTAGAGTGGTTGGTTAGGGGGGCTCAGATGACAGTGAGAGATTTCATTCTAATCATCGTAGCGTCAACGATAGGGGCGCTTCTCGCTCTCCTCCTCGCCCTACCGGTGATTGGCTAATGGGACCGTTTAGCGTCTACGTAGCGGCCCCCTTTGTCGAGCGGGAGGCGGCCCGAGAGGTCGCCTCTGCGCTCCGCAAGGCGGGGATTGAGGTTACGAGCCGGTGGATTGAGTCTCACTTGGAGGAGGGGACCCTCTCCTTCGACGCGGCTCGCGGCGAGGCCGAGGCTGACCTCGACGACATCGAGTCCGCCGACGCGCTGGTGTTAGTGGACCGCCTTTACGGTTGCTCCACCGGCCGCAACTTCGAGTTTGGCTACGCGGTGGCGCGGGGTAAGACGGTGGTGAGGATTGGGGACAAGCCACGCCATATCTTCCATCACCTAGTGAGCGTCATCAACGTGCCGACTGTTGAGGAGGCCATCGACGTGCTGAAGCGGGAGGTTCTCTAATGGGCAGTATCATTACAGCCATCCAAGAGGAAGCAGACCAACAGGAAGCACGGCGTCAACGTGAAGCACTTCCGCGTTTCACAATCAAGGACAGCGGTAAGAGGGAGTCGTTCGCCTCGGGGATGGTGCGGGACACCGCGACCGACAAGGTGACATACTCCCTCATCATGGACGGCCCCATGTTCAGCCGGTGGGCGGTCCACCTGACCAACGGTGCGAAGAAATACGCCGCCCGGAACTGGATGCTAGCGAGTGGCCAGCCCGAACTCGACCGCTTCCGGGAGTCCGCCCTGCGCCACTTCATCCAGTGGTTCCGGGGAGACCGGGACGAGGACCACGCAGCCGCCGTCTACTTCAACATCAACGGCGCGGAGTATGTAGAGGAGAAAATCAATGCCAAAGACAATCTTCAGAGTGGGACAGATGGTGCGGGTCCCAACACGACATGACCAGAACCAGTTCAGAATCATCGCGGTGCTCAAGACGCACCTGTTGGTGATTGAGGAGATGGGGATTGATTATCCGGTGAGCGAGGCGCTCGCGGTTTCCCCCTTCCTAGCAGAAATTGTTCCAGACAATAAAAAAGGGCGGGCTTTTTAGCCCGCCCTTTCCTTTTCGGCGCGTCTGTCTACAACTACTCGACTGGTTCGCCCGTCCCCTTCGACGCCTTCACCGCAGCGATGGCGTTCTGGAGGCTGACGTAGGCGTCGATGAAATCCCCAACCGCCTCAACCACCTTCGAGTCATTCACAACATCCCGGTCGATGAGGTTCTCAACAATCGGGAGCCCCTTCGTGACCGCGTCGAGGACTGCCTGTTTCTTGGCAGGCCCCCTCAACTCCTTGATGGTGCTAGCCACCATCTCGATGGTGTTGATGGCGACCCCGATGTAGGGCACCAGCTTCAAACCTAGCGAGAGAAACTTTCCAATACGTCCCATTACTTGCCTCCTTTGGCCCCGCCCCTCGACGTGGTGTATTTGACGAACAACTTCTGTGCGGCGCTGTAGTCAGCGATGGCGGCGAGGGTGTAATCCCCCTGCATCGTTGGGTCCAGACGCCCTAGGTGGATACTGACGAGCCTCCCCTCGGTGTCGATGACCGGTGAGCCGCTCATGCCATTCCCGGCGTGGCCCGCGACGATACCGGTCTCGGTCTCGGCGTCATGGCCGGTCTGGAACGTGCCCGGGAAGAACGTCATGGTGTGGCGAGCCCCGAGGAAGCCGAGTGTCATCACGTCCGCGCCGGGTTTGGGGAGAGGGGCCAGCTTGAACGCCGGGATGTTGATGGCTCCGACTGACCGCAGGATGGCGATGTCGTTGGCCTCGTCCTGCTCGACCACCTGCATTGCCTTCCCATACGCTTCCATCGGGTGGACCACGGCACAGTGGTTCGCAGTCGCCACAAAGTCATTACCGAGGCTCGTGCCGGTGCAGCCGACCTGCGTCTCGAACTGCTCATCAAGGTCAGGCATGTGAAGGAACACCACCGCGCGATACACCTTCTCGACCGGGAAGTTGCTCGACCACGCCCACAACGACGCAGGAGCGAGGGTCAGAACAGCTAACAGGGTAGAGAGAGCGAGTCGTTTCACGGTAGCACCATCCTTTACATGGTTGACGAAGTGGAGAGGCTCCCCGCACCGGCTGAAGGAGGGGCTGCCACCGCGAGGCCAATCAAGGTCGCGAGCAGAACCGGGGGGAGCCTCAGGGATAGCTTAGCACGAAGGGAAAGCGAAAGCAAGAGGCTAGCTCTTGGGTGGCTTGCGCCTCCGGTAGACGAAGAAGTGGAGATAGAGGGCCAGAAACACGGCCAGCACGGCGTGTGGGAGGCCCGCAAACCGGTCGTAGGCCCACCACACCCGCTGCGAGAGGGTCGGTATCCGCTTCCCCTTGAACCCGGGGATGCGGGTGGCGAGGGCATACAACTCGAACAGCACCCAGAACAGGAGTGGGACTTCCCACATCCAGTTCCCGTCTAGGTGCTCAACAAACCTAGCCCACGTCAGAGCGAGGGGCAGAAGGGTCGCCATTGGTTTCTACAGAGGGTGCAGATTCGGTGTTCGACGCCACCGCAGATGACAGCGGGAACGGTCCCAACTCTTTCGCCGCAGTCCCAACACGCTTCCTTCGCCGTTGGGGTCCGTAGTTCTCGCATGAGATAGCCATCCTCTTAGGGATGATGGTGCCGTTCCGAAACTCGTTGTTGCCGACATACTCAGCCGCTAGCAGGTAGCGGCTGTCGTTCTCGTCCACCAGCCAGCCCCGTGTGACGATGCGCTTGACCGTGTGCTGGTCCGCGTCGTCAACGGAGATGACCTCGGTGAGGGAAGGACTGGCTGCGTCCTCCCACTCAACCTCTACATACCGCCGGTCTGGCCTAGACAGAGGGCTCATACTTCCTACTGTATTTGACCACTACGTCATACAGCTTCTCAAGGTCCGTCACGTCCTTCTCGTTGTGGTCGAGGATGTAGGCGAGGGCCTTCTTGTTGCCCCGAGCGCCCGCCCGCCAGATGGTCCAGTCAATCTCGGTCTTGTCGGACTTCCCAAGGAGCGCCTTGTTCGCCCGCACGAGACGGTTGCTAAGCAGCCGGAACTTGTGCTTCACAAGGTCATACGCGTCTCGATGCTTGAGCGTCCCGTGGAGCGGGAACTCAATCCCCATCGCCACCGCCCGGGTGCGGATGAAGGGAATGTCGAACCGGCTCCCGTAGTAGGTGATGAGGAGGTCGAACTGCTTCATGGCTTCGACGAGGGAGGTCACGATGCGCTTGTCCTCGTGCCCGGTGAGGCCAGCTTTCGTGATATCTTCGCTCGTAATCACGTCCGAGAGAATGGGTTTCCCTTTGCCCGCCCCCTTGATGGCCCAACTCAGCACGATGCCGATGTCAGCGGTCAAGTGGCTGGCTTCAATGTCAAGGAAGCCGACCCGTGATTGGTCCGGGTGCTCCTTGAGGTAGCAGTTGTAGTGCGTGAGATAGGGGTGGCGGTGGGCCTTGCAATGATGGTTGGCGAGCCAAACCATCTCCGCCTTCGTGAGCCGGTGAATTGGTGTAGGCATGGGAAGTGCTCAGTATAACACGCTGAGCGCCACTGGTCAATGCCTGTAACTACTTGATAATGCCCATCTTACGAAGCTGTTCCGTGACCGGCGGGAGCCCCGGCCGACGAACCTTGCCCATCTGTTCGAGCAGTTGGTCCCACACCGCTGCCGTCTCGGGCGTGCTCGGAAGCGGGACCTTGTTGTCCGCGATGCGGCGAGCAGAACGCTCGAACGGGTTGTCGAAGTAGCCCGTGAGTAGCTCCGCGTCGTTATACATGGGTGTAAAGTTGTTCTTGACACCGATGTTCTGGGCGGCGTGGCCCATCTCGTGGGCAGTGCTGTGCGCGAGCGAAGGAGCCGCGCGTTCGGTGAGCCCAATCGTCCCCATGCCGTGGCCGGAGGGGGTGTAGTTGGCGATGCCGCTAGCGCCCATCGAGGGGTCTTTCGCAAAAATCTCCTGCACAGCGGTGTGCGCCGCTACGCGAGGGCGCTTCTCCATCACCTTGACCGCCTCAGCGATTTGTTCGGGCGAGGCACCAATAGATTGGCCCACTTGTTTCAGCGTCTCGATGGCGTTCTGAGTGCCCTTCAATCGTGCAGCCTTCGCCCCTTCCGCGCCAAAGAACTTGGCATACGCCGACACCATCGGCACCGGCATCGCCAGTTGCGTCACCTGCGAGGCCGGGTCCTCGGGGTCCCCGACGACAAAGTTGAGAATCTTCTCCAACCAGTCGGGGGTGTAGTCCTTATAGGTCTGAATCGCCTTGGTTCGCGCGGGCGAGTCGGTTCGAAGTTTCGGCATGGCTACTCTCTAGCGGTTCGGTTGGACACAAGGTGCCACTTGGTGTCCATGTAGATGAACATGTTCTTGCCCACCCGCGCCCAGTCGCCCTCCTCAGGGGAACGGCCAACCGCAGCGCGGAAGGGGGTGGGGGCCAACTCTTCCTCGGAGTCCGCCTCCCACAAGGCAGACGCAGCGGGGCGGCGAATCTGGTCAACGCGTCTCACAGCCATCAGGTTCTCAATTCGAAGTGGCCCATGTCGCGCTGCTTCCAGCGCCCGCCCCAGACGAGGCCGAGGGACTCACCAATGACGCCCATCCTCAACCACGCCGGGTCACTCGCGTCCCACTGGAGCTTGTCGGGGCCATGAAGCTCATACTGGGCGTAGGGCACAAGGTCAATCGCGTTCCCGGTCAGGTGGCGGCTGTTGAGGGTCCACGAGACCCCCTTCTTGATGTTCTCAATCTGCTCATCGTGCGTGCGGAGCGTGTCGATTATCATCACACACAGCCCGGCCTCCGCCAGCTTGGCGAGGAGGCGCTCCGCCTTGGGTCGGAACTCCTGAGAGAGGTCATCAATGGCGCGGGACATTACTTCACCGGCTGTGGGCCGTCTACCTTCTGGTCGTAGCAGGCCATCCGCTGAGCAGCCGTGCTACCGCTGTTCCAGCACGTTATCCGCGCGATGCGGGTCTGTGCCACGGCTTGGTCGTTGAGCCGGGTGAGGAGGTCGATGAGCTTCGCATTGTAGGTGCGGTCAGCCTCTCTGTGCTCCGCGAGGCTGGTCTCAAGGTGGGTCACTTGAGCAGCCAGCCCTGTCAGGCTGGTATCGTAGAGCCCTGTGAAGAAATACATCAGGTAGAGCGCCACACAGGCGATAACCGCGTTGCGGTTGTTGAGAATCCGGCTCCACCACGGGCCGACGTTCGCCTCCTGATAGGTGGTCGGGTTGCCGTTGGTAGCGTTGGTGTCTGGTGTCATGCTATCTCTCCTCGTCCCGAGGACTATACATGAGCGCCATCAGGCCGCGCACGAAGTCGTCAGTAATATCGCCAGTGCGGGCGATGTTCATCGGATTCAACATTCTATTCGGCTCGAACACCCGGCCGAGCTTGAAGCCCGCACCGGAGATGTTCTTGGGACTCGCAATCATGCCAGCGAGGCCGCCGAGAAGGCCACCGGCGCGACCAGCGACCGCACCGCCCTGCGCTCCGGCCATACCGCCTCGGACGGACGCCTTGCCGAGCGTTTCGCGGATGGCGTCGTTGATGCCTTCAATCTGGGCGAGGTCTCCATAGCGGTTCAGGTCCGCTTCGAGGCCGGGGATGTTTGTTTTGAGGGCCTCTTGGCCCTGCGTAGCGAGTTGGGACTGGTAGTCGCCCTCCCTGATAGCCTGCGCGGGTGGGACATACTCACCAGCAGCGCGGGAACGGATGATGGGCCGGGCATCTCGCTTGAGCGCCCGCGTGAGGTCGCCAAAGTCCTCCGCTTTCATGTCGGTGGACCGCGCCCACTTCATCAACTCGTCATCCGGGAGGCGCATGAAGTCGTCCTCAGCGATGCCGAGATGTTGGTAGATGTCCTTGCCCCTCTTGTAGACCTGTGAGGCGAGGAACCGGCGCTCTACGTTGTCCAACGTCCGGTCCAGCTTGCCGGGGTCGAGGGATGCAGCCGTTTTCGTCTGCATGTCCTTCCCAACGGTGGAGGAGGCGAGGGGAGGCTGGCCTTGTGGGACCGGCCCCAACTGGGGACGCTCAACCATCGTGGCGACCGTGGGTTTGTAGGGGCTCGCCTGCTCCTTCCCGCGCATGGACGCGCCCACTTCCTCTAGGCGCGTGGCGGGAACGCCCTGTTGGCCGACCTTGATGGGCTTCTGACCCACCTTACGGGAGCGGTCAGCCTCGCGCATGAAGGCTTCGATGGCCTTGTTGCGCTCAGCCTCGGTCTGGTTGAGGCCAGACATCTTGAGAGCGGTGCGGACACCACCCCGTGCAGCATTCGCGGCAATCCCGCTCCCAATCATCTCGGGGAACTGGTTGAGGAGGAAGCCGATGAGGGGGGAGTCTCCTTCAAGCTCGTTGGCTCCGGCTCCGAAGCCGCCTGTGATGAGTCCTCGCGCGACGGTAGCGGGGATGCCAACTCCCGGGATAGCCATACTCGCGCCCAACCCGAGGCCCTTGAGGACCGTCGCGGCACCTTGTCTTGGTGAGGTCGCAGCATACTCCATCTCCGGCTGCTGAGCCCCGAGGAGTCCAAGGCGCGGCTTGCCCCTGTAGGCGGCGAGCGCCTGCGCGTCCGACTCTCCCGGCTGAGCAACGATAAGCTCGCCCCCCGGCCCGACAATCACGCGGGTCTTTTGACGAGACATGCCCTCTACGCCGGGGGCTTGCGCCGCCCGTGCGATAGCTTGGTTGTCGGTTTCGCCGGGGAGGACAACAACGGTTCTCCCGTCCGGCGTCTTGACGGTTTTCTGTCCAGCCATTATCTCATCCTTGAGAGAAGCTCTGGGGGAAGGTCGATGACCGACATGATGCCCCGGAGAATCTCAGGCTCATACTTGATGGCGGCCAGCATCTCAGGCGTCATGTTGCCAGCTTCGACCGCCCGACCAAGGGCTCTCCCCGCCGCGTAGCCGCTGTTCTGGACCTTGATTTGCCCGGCCGCCATGAACACAGCGCGGGCTGCTTGCTTCTGCGCCGCACTCTTCGCGGTGTCACTCGGCTGACGGAACAGCGAGGACGTGTAGCGGTCGATTTCGTCCGGCCGGGCGGCGACACCTGACATCAAACGGGTGTAGGTGTTGATAAAGTCCAGCGCCGTGGACCCATACTGGACCGCGCCGGGAGGATACATCCCACCCGCGACCGCGCCCACGATGGGGGAGGTCAACGTAGTGGTGAGGCCCGGCATGATGACGGCCCCCTTCTTTTCCTGTTCCAGCGCCTTCGCGTGGCCGTTCACTAGCGCCACGAACATCGCGCCCGCGTCTCTCTCACCTTGGGTGGGTTTAGCGCCACCCGTGCCAGCACCGCCTGCACCGGCCTCACCGGCCGTCTGCGCCGCAGACACCATCCCCGCCAACTGCGCCTTGTGGGCCATGTTAGTCAGGGAGAACTCCTCGCCCAAGCGGCCAGCAGCCTCAGCGGCGCTAGTTGCGCCAGCGGTAGCGACCTTATCGGCGCGAGTGAGGCGCTCAACCATGTTCTGGGCCTGCCCCTGCGCCACAGCGTAGACCTTCGACAGCTTCCCCGAGAGAGCTTGGTCGGTCTCGGCCTGCCCCTTCTGGGTGGGGGAGAGTTCCGTGAACAACGTCTCGCCGCCGGGCGTGACCTTCCCCTTCTGCGAAGTGCCGGGGATGATATGTTCCTCCCCACGCATCTTCGCCTCCACCGCCGCCTTGGTGCGCCCCTCCTTCTCCTGTCGGGCTCGCATCAACTCACGAATGTCGGGGCGTGCAGCGGCTTGACCCACGCCCGCGAACGGGATGGGGATGGGCATCGAGCTAGTGTCGAGCCCCTCCTGCTGAGCACGACCGAGCAATCCCGGCGCTGATGGCACCGCCTCCGGCGTCTGCGCCTTCTCCACTTCCTCTGCGAGGGGGGAGATGCGCTCCGCCGGGGACCGCCCATACTTACTCACGTCCAGCCCGGGCAGGCTCACGCCCTGAGACTGGAGCCGCTCAGCCTGTTGGGGGTTGCCGAGAATCTGCCGTTGGAGGGCGCTCTGTTCCTGCGCCCGCTGGCGGTCCATCATCCCCTGCTGCTGAAGCTGCTCTAGCGCGATTGCGGCTTTTCTTGCCCGCTCCTCTTTCGCGAGGGCTTCCTGTCGAGCGATGATGTCGCCCAACGAGCGGCCAGCCGCTCCAAATCCCCGCGCGAGTGCTCTTAGCTTAGCCACCGAAACCTCCGGGGGTCTGTCCCCTTCCTTGGAACATCGCCATCAGGCGGGCGAGAACATCGTCGGGCATCCCCTGCCCACCGCCGCCGCCCATGACCGCGCCCTGACCCTTGCCCATCGCGCCGATGCCCTGCATCTGGCCGGGGAGAGGAGTAGGCCCACTGAGCCCGGGCTGCTTCAGGCGAACATCCTTCACCATGCCCATGCCGTCACCGAGCCCCGGGCCGTAGTTCTCCATCTGCGGCGTGGCGAGGTTCATCGGGGAGGGCTGAGCCATCGGCTGAAAGGGGCCGGGCTGCGCCGGGCCGGGAGGCATCGGGCCGCCCATTCCCGGTTTGGCTGGCATCGTTGCGGGACCTCGGGGCCGGGCTCCGCCCATGACCTGACCCCCCGCCATCTGCATGTCCTCCGGGGACAACTGCCCCGGCTGTTTCTTCAGTTGAGCCATTGTGTCCTACCTGTATTGGGGCGGAATCTGCTGATACAGATTCGGGTTCATCAGTTTGATGATTTCCAGCATGTCGCCCAATTGGTTGTGCTGGACATCATAGCCCGCCACGTCGCGGCGGAGGCCAAGGTCGCCAAGACCAAGGTTGTAGCGGTTCATCTCGCCAAGGTTCCCGAGGGCAAGGTTGCCCTGCCCGAGGAGCCGGTCGAGGTCAAGCTGGCTGTAGCCGAGCCCGAGTCGTCCCGCATCAGCAGCAGCTTCCGCGTCCGTCTTGCGGTTCGTGGCGGCGATTTGACCCATGCCAACATCGCGCCCCGTCTGGGCGTTGAACCAATCGACAAGCCGCTGAGCATCATCACCGCTGAGGCCAGCCGCGATGCCCATCGTCTGGAGGAGGCGCTGGTCGGAGCGGGCGGACTCGTCCGCGTAGATGTCGCGAACCTGCCCACCGTAGATGTTGCTGAGTTGCTCCTCCAACCCCGTCATCGCGGTGGTCTCGGGACCCTGCCCGAGCAGGCCGCGCTGCGAAAGCTGGCCGCGAAGGAGGTCGCTCTGGCTAGACCGCGCCGAGTTCATCTGCTCCCGGGCGGACTCCACGCGGCGCTGGAGAATGTCCTTGTTGTAGTCACCGCTCTTGTCGAGCATCCGGCCGATGACATCGTAGAGGGACTGCATCCCGCCCTGTGGAGCCTGCGGGCCGGTGGCCGAGCCGCCGCTGGCTGAGCCGCCCTGTCCCTGCGCTGCCTTCCACGCCTGATACTGCGCCCACTGCGGGTGGAGCGGGCCAAGCTGCTCGATGAGGGCTGCCGAGGAGGGGTCGAAACCGCCGGGCGCGGCACCACCGCCACCGCCGGAAGGGGCTCCACCGATGGAGCCCGCGAGGTTGGCGCGGTTGCCGAGCATCGCGAGGATGGACTGGAGGTCGCCACCCCCACCACCCGGGCCACCCGCTCCCTCAACATTCCAGCTAATCCCATTCTTGCTCAGCGGGTTCCCGAGGCCGTAGTCGGTGAAGATGTCCACGTTCTCGCCCCACGGGGTGTGGGCGATGTCGCCCTGAATCTGCGTCCCGGGGTAGGCTTTCATGAAGTTGTTGATGGCGTTCTGCTGCCAGTTGGGGTCGCCGCTCTGTTGGGCTTCTTGATAGATGCGCCCCCACACATACTTCGGCGTCTGGTGCATAGGGTCGGCCCACTTGGCAGGGTCCCACCCACTCGGCGCGTTGCCGAAGCTGGACGCGATGTATTGAGGATTCCCGAAGCTGTCCGTGTCCCACCCTTGGGTGTTGTAGGTAGGAGACGCAATGGGCGGCGGCGTCGGCTTCGTGGTGGGCATGTTCTCCATGCCACCATTCTGATACGCCGGGACACCCGGGGTGGTGTTTGCCCCCGCCGGTATGTCGTAGGCCGATTCAAACCCCGCCCCGAAGTTCGGGTCGAAGGCGTCGTCCTGTGTGAGTGGTCGTCTGAGGAAAGCCATTACTGAGGTCTCCGAAGGCGGGACTTGTTGAATGCGCTACCGTGCGGCGCGGGTGCGGACGGGCTTCTCAGCCCCGGCGATGCGGTGCCGCTGCCGCTAGGCAGTTGCGGGTGCGTGCTCCCGCCACCCATGAGCGCCTGTATTAGCTGCGTGGGAAGCGCGAGGCCCGGGAGGGAGCCATTCCCTCTCGCTGCCGGGTCCATGCCGAGCCCGCCGCCAATCTGGAACGGGAGGCCGGGGATGTTGACCGGGGGTGGACCCTGCGGGACATTCGCCCCGGGGAGGCTTACACCCTTGTTGAGGTTGTTCATCTGCGCCCCGGCGAGGGGGTAGAGTGATTGGAGGAGGTTGAACATCATGTTCCGAGGGTCGGTGGGACCGCTTCCCTCGAAGTAGGGCTTCGTCGGGGCCTCGCGACCTTGGTCGTCACCCCCGAGCCCGCCGATGAAGTCCAACGCCGTTTTGACCCACGGAAGAACTGAACCCATACCATGTGCTCCTGCTGCGGCGGCCGGGCCGCCCATTGTAACTCCGCTCATTGCTGAGGCCGGGGCTGAAGGAGCCCCGAAACCAATACCGCTCATTGTCGAGCCGTTCACGAGGGCGCTACCTGCACCCGCTGCCCCACCTGCGCCTGCAAGGGCCGGGGCTGCGAGAGACGCACCGGTAATACCCGCACCGCCACCGAGGAATCCACCACCCGCGCCCGTGAGGGCCGCACCGGTGGGGATGCTGCTGAGGGCCGGGGCTGCGCCGCCACCGCTTGCCGCTGCGGCACCGAGGCCGAGTCCACCGAGGATAGGGAGGGCTGCCACGCCGCCCAACCCAAGCGCCGCTACAATCAACGGGTTGTGCGTCCAGTTCCGATGATGCTGAATCTGGCCGTTCTTGACCTCGTAGCCCTTCGGGATGTTCTGCAACTCACCCGCCTGATATACCTTGTTCAGCGCGTGGTCGTAGGCTGAGCTTTGCCCCGCCGTGAAGGTCGTCTTGCCACTCACGATGTCCCGAGCAGCCTGCATCGGGTCCGTGACAGGCTTCACATACGTCTCGAACCCCGGCCGAGTGTCGAGGTTCTCGTCGGGCTGCAGCGGTTCGAGCGTTGGTTGTCTGAGCCTCGCCATTACGCGGCGCTCCAATCGTCGATGTAGAAAGCCCCACCGGTGCCGGTGACGCGGACGACAAACTCGAACACGCCCTTCTCGGTCGCGGCTGGCGTGGTGCCTGATAGCTGCACCCACGTATTTATCGCGCCGGAGAAGGTGGCGAGGAGGGTATCGGTCGTCACACCAAGCGCGGGGTTGGCCTTCAGGTAGAGTGTCGCCGTGCCGGAGAAGGAGGCGTCCTTCTGGCCCCACACAGCCACACTCACCGTGTGCCCGCTCTGCACCCGCGCCCGAAGGACCGACGACTCTAATGGAGCCGCTGCTGGCGCATTCGACGGCGCGAGCTTCTCCGAGGAGACCGAGTTCCGCACCGTGGTAGTATCGTAGGACGCCGTGCCGCCCACCGCCTGATACACCCGCTTGTGAACGTTCGTTGCTTGGTCCACCCGCTGATGGCGGATGACCGACTGGCCCTGTAGGGAGCCGGTGTTGGTGAACTCGGTCGCGGAGTCGAGCTTGGTGTGGACCAGTGTGATGTCCACAATCTTCCGGCCAGCGCCGAGGTTAATGTCGTTGGTGTGCGCAACAAAGATTCCCGACGTTGACCCAAACGTGCAGCCGGTGAACTTCGCGAACATGAGCGTCTGCGAGCCGTTGAACTCCACGCCGTCCGCTGTAGCGAAGGTGGTGTCGCCCGCGATAGTGAGGTTCCGGCCGATGAACACAGTCACGCCGCTGAGGAAGATGTTCTGGAGGTTGTTCCCAAAGAGGGAGCCGCCGATAATCTCCTTGATGCCGGGATTGGAGACGCTGATACCACCTTCCGACGTGTTCGCATTGTTGCGCCACACGTTGCAGGTGGTAATCTTGATGGTGAAGTCCCCCGAGAGTGTGAGCCCGTTCGTCTGGTTTGAGTGGGCTGTTACACCGGTGAAGGTGCCTGCCGACAACAGGGACGCAGTGGTGGTCGGCGTGGCGATTTGGATGCCATCTACCTCACATCCCGCAGCCACAAGGTTGGAGAAGGTGCCATTCGGGACGGCCCCGATGATGATACCTACCCGCCCGCCCGCCGTGCCGTCGATGGCGGTGACGTAGACACCGTTGACAGAGTAGTTCGACCCATCCGAGTCGGTCGCTTGGAACCCCACCGAGATGGTCGCCGCCTGCCGTGAGGTCAGGACGGTGTTGTTGATGGAGACGTTCGCGTTCGAGGTTACGTTAGTGCCACCGATGTAGACGCCCGCCGTCTCGAAGTCGGTGACTGAACAATAGTCCATCGCACAAGACCCACCGGCCTGCGTGCGAACCTGCACACCGAATTTGTAGTCACTGTTCTGACCAAGATAACGGAACCACACCCAGTCACAATCCACAGTGGCGGTCGGCCCGAACGCCACGAACGCCATGTTCGTGGTCGAAAGCGACCGCACCACTACGTTGCGGGTGATGTTGATGACCTCAGCTTGGGTAGGCGAGGTTCCTGAGTGAGCGTTGGTCAACCCCGCCGACACCTGAATCGAGGACGCACCCGCGTTGGCGTTCATCGTCCGCTGTTCGGACTCGCTGAAGGTGCGGCTGGTGGGGGCGAGGTCCACGATGTCGCCATTGAGCCAGCCAGTGTCGGTGTCCACGCCGAGGACCGTCTGGGCCGCCGCCTCGTCCGTGTTGAGCTTGCACACCACCACGTTCTTGCCAGCGGTGCGGGCTACGCCCTGCGCGTTGAAGGTGCCGTCTACCAGCAACCCGAAGTCTCCATCCGCCGCGCAGTCGAACTGGATGGTCGCAGTGGAGGTAATGGGGACTGGCGTGGCGGTCGTGCCCATGTTGAGTATCCCGCCCGCCCACACCCTAATCCCGGTGGAGGCTTGCAGCACATAGTTGGTCGAGGCCGTCGTGCCAAAGTTGAGCGTTCCGCCCTTCCCAATCGTGATGCCCTGAAGGTTCAGGTCCGTGCCGGGGGCCACGCCGTAGTCCACAGCCACCGTCTCGTCCATCGTGACGGTGCGGTTGGTCTTGGTGCCAGCGGCGGTCCACTCTCCGAGGATGTGCCAGTCGTCGCCAGCGGCAGGGTTGCCGAAGGTGTCCGTCTGCCACATGCGGGACCAGTTACCAGCCGTCGCGTTGCGGTAGAGGCTGACCTCGCCGTTGACCGAACACTTCGCGGAGGTGGTGTAGAGGGTCGCCGCAGCCAGCGTCACCGGGGCGGCGAACTTGAAGAAGTAGAGCCCCGGCGCGTGGAGTTCTACCCCGCCCGGCCGGTCGATGTCGGAGACGTTGATGGTGACTTCCGTGCCCGCGACAGTCGCCCCCGCCTGCGCGATGCGGACGCTCATGGTGCCGGTGGGGGAGGCCACCCGCGCCGCAATGTGAACCGCGATACCCCGAACCGTGATGGCCCCGGGCGTCGTCGCCTGAGACTCAACATAGGCCGTGGTCAGCGCGGTGCTACCATTGACGGCGTAGAGGTAGCTGGTCGCATCGACGGTTTTCCAAACCGCCGCCGCGCTGCTCAGCACCCCATCTGCCGCCGCAATGTATACTGCCATTACACAACCATCCAACGGCTCAGCGAGCCAATGTATATCAAGGTGCAACCTGCCCCGGGAGGCATCGGAGCCCGCGAGACCTTGAATCGGTTCGCGGCGGTGCTGTTGGTGTCCTCTTGCATTAGCTGGAAGTCACCGCTTGCACCAACGTTCACGAGATGCACCACGCGGCCGTTCGTGCCGCCCTGTAGTCCCGTAATCTTCACCGTCCCGAGGGCGCAACACGAAGGGTCGATGGGGAGAGTGAGCACACTCCCGAGGGCCACGTCGTTGTTGTTGCCCGAGACCGCAGAGAATATCGCATCTACCGCTCCGACAAACGTCGTAGCCGTTCCGCCAGCACTGGCAGCCCAAGCAGCCTGTCCACCAACGACGGTGAGCACGTATCCGTTGATGGTGCCGATGGGGAAGCGTTGCCACTTGGTCCCGCTCCCGGAGGAGGAACTGAACCCGTCTTGGAGGAAGCCCGAGCCCGCCAGCCAGTAATCCAACGACCCTGTGTCATCGTTTAGCTCAACGAAGAGTTCGGACTCGCCCTCAATCCAGTAGTCACCCGGGTCCACCGGGGTCGAGCCGAGCGCCTGAATCAGGTCGCCAACAACCGGGTCTGCGGGGTCGGTGTCAGGGTGAGTGGTCGAGAGGAGGTTGTGCCCGCCTGACCCACCTGACGTTTGCTGAAACCGTTCCCGCCTGTTTATCTCATCCTGCAACATGAGCCAGATGAGGCGGATGGCATCGCTATTAGCCACGCCCGTGTCCCGCATGATGCGGTCGAAGTCGGGCGTAGCGAAAGGAAGCTCAACCGACATTTACTGGCTCCGGCGTTTCAAC